CCAGTCTGATGTATTATTTTCTATATATCCTCCTGAGTCATTGCCTAGATAAGTATCACTACTATTATAGAAACATACACAAACATAACTTATAGGATTTAAGTCAAGTGTATATTTTCCAGATGAAGTTACTGCTATTTTATCGATTGTGCTATAATATTTTGCATCTGTAGTATCAGTAATTACCCCGTTATCAAGTTTTTTGTATTGAGTAAAAGTTAATTGATTGTTATTCGCTAATGTTACTGTAAATACATTACTTGTCTTAGTAGTACCTTTGGCAGTTGTAACTCTTATAGCCATACTATATGTTCCAGCACTACCTTGGTTGTCATGCTTGAATTTGTAATTTGTTCCATTTACTACAACATCACTTGTTTTATCGTAGAACGTATTTCCACCATCCCATGAGACTTCATGTTTTACTACTTCTACATTAGTATTATATTCTATATAGAATTCTGTTTGTGCAGGTTGTGTTATATTTGAAATATTACTAATAGTTAACGTTTCGGTAGCACTTATAGATATAATTAAATCTCCAGTAACTTTAGATATATTTATTTCATTATTATTAAAAGCAGTAGAAGTTATATCAACTCCACCCATAGTTATGCTTAATGAATTTATTTCATACCCACTATTGGCAGTTATAGTAGCAGAGTAACTGTTCCCATAATCTACCTGTATTGCAGAGTTACTATTACTTACATTAGTTAATTTATTAGTTATACTAAATTTGATTATTGTAGCAGTTATATTCCCATTATCATCCTCAGATAATGTATATTTTTTATTATCAAGTGTTAATATTTTCCCAGTAACCTTTCCACTTATCAAGCTTATATTAGTAGCCATTGTTTGAAACGTATCTGTATTACTTGTTGCTACCCCTTTGCCAGTAATAGCTTGAGCAATTAAAGTTTTACCATTACTGGCATATTGAAAAACCTCATTTATTGCACCTTTTAAATCTTTTGCTAATGTAGATAACGTTCCAGATCCTATTATATTTTTTATTTCTGTGTCATCATAATTATGTAGATTCTTCAATTCTTGATGTGCTTCATATATTCCATTTTCAATATTATTAATATCTTCTTGTTTCATAATATCGCCGGTTTTCCATACTTTCTTTTTATATGCCATATATTCACCTTCTTTCAGTTATAAAATTTTGCTATATCCTATCTTTAATTCGCCTATTTTAGAACTTATACTTTCTGTTTCTGTTACAATAGCATAATCAACAAAAGCATAATCAACAATATTATTTTTACTTGGATTATGTATTAATTCAAATTCCTCTTTTGACATTTTTATTATATTTTTATATAATCCACAAATAGGTAAATTGCTATATCCATCATAAGTTCTTGCTTGTATTACTTTTCCTATATTGCCATATCCGTCTGAATAAGGTTTCCACCAAGTACCTACTCTAAATGTATTGCACTCTGGCAACTTAGATAATGCTATTCTCTGGCTACTATTAATTACTACAGTTCCCTTTGAAGCAAAAGTAAATGAGTAATTAAGGTGAGCTGGTTTATATAGTTCAATTGCATTAATAAGGTCTGAAAAATTACTACTTTCAAATTTTGCATTTTCTAAAGTAATATTAAAAATGTAATGTGCATTATCTTCTTCAACTGTTACATTTTCAACATCAAAAAAGGAGTATGCAAGTTGCTTTACTACTTCAATAGTAGTTGTTTTGCTACCCCTCATTTTAGTTAAAATTATACTTCTTCTTTCTTCATATGTTTTTCCTATGCCTCGTGGTAAATATAGCATATTTTCCCAATAATCTAATCCCCAAGTTGCAGTTAAAACATACATTTGTCTTAATACATCTTCTATTTCTTCAACTAATATATCTCTTTCTTTTTGTTCAGCTTCTATAATAGGCCTAGTATATCCATTGTCATAAAAATAAGGTAGTTTATCGATTAAATCCAACTAAACCACCTCGCTCACCGAAATTGTAATTGTATCTATAACAGGAATATAATAATCTCCGACAGGTATATTTTCTTGCTTGCTATTTATTGTATATGTTACTATATCATCTACAGCCTCTAAATCACCAACTACTGATAATGCTTTATAGTATATAATATCTTCATCTTCCAAATTATTCACATAATCTGATAAGACTGTTGATATTTGTTCCTTTGTATCATCTAACGAATAAGCACTATCTAGTTTTATTTTAATATCAAATGTTAATTTTAATAACTGTGGAGTATCAACTGTTACAGTTGCTCCTATTGGTCTTTTTTCTTCTATATATGATATAACTGTATTTACAGTTTCTTTACTACATGGAAGATTGTCATTACCTATAATAAGCACTTTTACTGTTCCATTGCCATTCCAAAGAGGATATACTTTTACTCTTCCTACTCCATCGCATTCTAAGGCCCACGCTTTATAATCATTAACATTTCCTGATGTCCTTGGGTTTTGAATTATATATTTAAATCTTTCCTTAAGTTCTTCGTCTGTTTCAGTATCTACACCATTTTCAAATGCAGTTTCATTAGTTAATGAAGTAACTCCATCTATATGCTCTGCAAATTCAAAAGTGGACCCAGCTGGTAAATTATATTTATATCCTATTTCTGTTGCTTCTACATATAAAGTATCTTCATTTGGTAAAAGTATATCGTTTAATACTATATATTCTAATCCATTAGATGTAATTATTGTACTGTTGCCTATAAAAGTATCATCTAATCCAGTAACCTTTATAGCTCCAGTTGCTTTTTCTCCGTCTTTTCTGTATACCCCAAATTCATTAACTCTTTTATCCAAATAGTCGTCAAAAGTATCTTCTATAAATGCTAAATTAAGTATATCGCCCATAGAAATATAAGCTTTCGCTAATTCCTCAGCTAATGGTGCTAATAAGTTAAATGATACTGAACCTTCTCTAGTATCTAAATTATTAGCACTTGTATTTTCCAAAATTCTTTCAATTAAGGTTTCATATGTTTGCTCGCTAAACAACAAAATTCACCTCCAATTCTTCATAAATTGTTATTGCTCTCATGTCTACTTGTAATGTATCTCCATCAAAATCTACTTCAAGTTTATTTATTTCTAATATATAAGGATTTATCAATAATGCTTCTTCTATATATCTAGTAACCTCCATTTTAGTAAGTTCAGGAGTATAATTTTGTCCTAGCAATGTATCTATTTCACATCCAAAATCCCATGAATATATTGAAAAATAATATCTAAATGTTTTTATAGCGTGCCATATCCATACACATATAGCTTCATTTTCCTCTACTATCTTAAATTCATTGTTAACAACAAGAGGATGTTCATTCTTGAAATCCCATGCTATTTCTCTATACAAAGGCAATGTGTCATCTTCTTCTAATTCTATGTCTGATACACTTTCAGTAATGTAGTCAATAAAGGGATAAAAACTATCATTGTATTCTTCATCCATCTATACTCACCACCTTTGATATAATATAAAAAATATCATCTTCTCTAAGCATTACAACTTTATCACCAATATTCAGCTTGTTTACATAATCTTTAGATTTATGAGAGTGTTCTCCTCCTGTATGAGTATGCGTTCCATCTCCTCCACCTTCTCCTGTTGCATGGCCTCCACCACTATGAGTATGTTCTCCTTTTGTATATGTTTGTGTTTCCTTATGTCTATCTAAGAGCCATTTATCTATCATGAGATTGTCTTTATCTAATTCTATTTCAGATGTTTTAATTATTAAATTTGGAAGAGGTGATACAACAATTCCTATATTCAATAATTTATTTTCTGTTATATTACTTTTAGAAGTTTCTTTAATTATAGATAGAAATTCATTATAAGGATTTTTTTCCATTAGATCACCACCTTATATATGTCTTCTTGCCCATATAAATTTTGTTCCTCTGTAAGATAAGTATGATTTCAAATTGACTATCATGACTTTCTTATAAGAGTATGAAGCGTGTATCATTTGCCCATTTCCTATATACATACCAACATGAGTTATTCCATTTGCTCTATCTGTTGAATAAGTATTAAAGTAAATTAAATCTCCAGCTTGTAATTGTGATGTGCTTGTTATCTTTTTACCTTGTTCGCCTTGTACATTAGAAGTTCTTTGCAATGTTATTCCTAATGCTGTTTTATACACATAGCGAGTAAATGATGAACAGTCAAATGATGTCGTAGAATTTATTGAAGCACCCCATACATAAGGTGTTCCAAGTTTAGCTTTTGCAACAGAGATTAATTTTTCCTGTTTTTTATTTAAAGGTAAATTTGAAGTAGCTGGGACTTCTTTGTATCCAGTTCCATCTCCTATTATGATATATCCATGTTTAATGCCGAAGGCTCTACATTCTTTGTCAGTTCTCATTAATATATCTATGTGATATACACCATTTTTAACTACGATTTTTCCACCTCTGTCGGTTACAGTATAAGTTTTACCATCTATAAAACTTCCCGTACCACTTGGTTGTATTTTTGTTCTGAATGGAATACTCTTAGGTGCAGCGCATGTACGTTTGCTAGGGTCTAATTTTCCACCCATGCTTTGATATATTCCACCTTCTATTCCAGGTCCTGGCCAATATGCAGTAAAAATAGCTTTTACTTTCTTGCCATTTAATACTTTTTCTCCATCATTGTAATTATTATCATTGTATGTTGTTTCTTGTTTTTCTTCATCTTCTCCTGCTTCAACTTCGTTCATTAAGTTTTTATAATTAAGATTAAGCGCTATTTTATATTCTCCATTTTCCCAAGTATGAGAGTCTGTATCTATATAAAATAGTCCTTTTAATCCTGTTGATGAGTCTGTAACAGTCACACCATATCCAGTAATACAAGTGGTATCTCCATATCCATCCAAAGATGCACTTCTTTCTCTATCGTTTAATTTTTTCTTTGCTTCTTTTCTAGCACTTTCTAAATCTATAACTGTAGTAGTTGTTGTTTGGTTATTGTCAGTTACATCTGTTGATGTATTTGAATTTGATATTTTTTTACCTCCAATAGTAACTTTTGAATACCAAGCATTTGCTTTATTTCCTCTGAGTGTATTTCCTCCACCTCTCTCAAAGCAAGCGCCAAAATAATAACCAGCTTTATAAGCATCCGTTAACTTTATAAATTTGCTTACTCCTCCTACTTTGCTATTAAGCAATGATTTAGTTGTGCTATCTTCTCCATTTAATTCATCCCACATATGTTGTAATTGGAGATTTAAGTTTGTCCAGCTTACTCCTTTTTTAGTAGCTTTTCTTTTCAAGCTTGCTAATCTTACTCCTAACCATTGAAATAATCCACTTGCTCCTATACTATTAACAGAACTTGTATTGAATGAGCTTTCACATTCTGCATTAGCTACTATAGATGCTGCAACTTGTGGAGTGCAACCTTTGCCTATACAGAAATCAAATATAGATTTTGCTATTGAATTAGTAGTATTTAATGAAAAAGAGTTGTTTTTAGTAGTTGAAGATGTAGAAGCGGAAACTGCTATTGTTGATATTTCAGATGTTGCTGATTGTGTAGTTTCTGATGTTTGGCTTTCAGCTTTTACAACTTCTTGAAATAATCCATACAAATCTATTGAATTACTATTCTTTTCTTCTCCTATTTTATTTCCTGAGTCATCTACTATAATTACTCTATTTACTACATTCTCTATACTAGATTTATAAGTTGTTGATATTATATTTTCTTTTTCTTTGAATTGAACATCTAACTTTATATCTCCTTTTAGGGCTGTGCATATCTCACCTTCCTTAGCATAGCACATATATTCTTTGCCATTACTAGCATGAGAATTTGTATAAGCACTCATTATAGTGTCATACATGCTTACTCCTATAAATACTTTGCTCCATGAAACACCATCACTTACAATGCTTCCTTTTTTAAGTCCATATTTTGAATAATCATCTAGCATTTGAGTAGTTATTTGACTAGCAGTCTTGTTCTTGAAGTTGTAATTAACTTTAATATTAACTAGTTTTTGTGCATGGTCATAAGCCATGTAGCTTGTAGTATCAGTAGTTTTTTCTATACTGTATATAAATCCTCTAAATAATTCTTTTTTATTTTCATAAAAAAAAACCATATAGCCTTCTTTAATATCGACTTTTGGTATTTTTTTATCGTATTTATTTGAAATTATTGAAAATTCTAGCTTTCTTGATGCTTGTTTATAATCTCCACTCCAAGTAACTTTTTCTACTAACTGTGTTATATCTGTTTTTTTATTATTTCTATCAACTATTTTTAGTGTTATCATTATATCACCAGCTTCCATCCAGCTTTAATTATTGTATTTTTAGTCAATGAAGGATATTTAGATTTATTTTTTTCTATTATTTTTTTATAGCTTGATCCTTTTCCATAATATTTCTTTGCTATATCATATAGTGTATCTCCCTTTTTTACTGTATGAATTGTTTGTTTACTTTTGGTTGAAGTTTTATTTTTATTATTGTTTTTATCTTTTGAAGATGTCCTATTTTTGTTATCAGTTTTCTTTTTAGCTGGAGTTGTTGATGATATTTTAATTTCTCTATATTCCTTTAGATTGATAGTATAATATACATCTCCTGTGCCATCTTGTTGAGAAAAGGTAAAATCAGTTATTCTTGCTTGGAAGTTTATTTCTGTGCCAGTTACTATAAATCTCATTACTTCACCATTATTCATGTAACTTCTTATTTTAGATACACAGGTCCATTGTTTTGGATAATTTGAATAATTTACAAATTTATATTTTCTTTTTGGATTTGGGAAAAATGATGATATCTCTATTGTTCTTAATCCTTTACCTCCAAATATTGCAACGTCTCCTAATCCTGTTATATTGCTGTCATTTATTATTGCATAATCTTGTACATTTATAGTAGAAGGCAATATGGGAAATCTAAATATATGTTTATCATTTTTTAAATACATCTCCATAATGCAATATTACCTCCCTTACTAAGTTATTATTTTTTGTTCATTCAGTTTTCTGACTATTCCTGATGTTACTTTTTCTATATCCGCTTCTTCTCTAATCGTCATGCCGTAGAAATTATTAACAATTTGAGGAGTATTACCTTTATCTTTGCCTTGTCTCCATTTATCAGCATCTCTTCTCGGTAAAATTGCTTCTCCTTGATGCAGATTTGCTAAATAATTATTATAAGGAACTCTTCGAAGTCCTGCTGCATGGTTTCCATTTTCTGCATTACTTAATGATTCTGTTACTTTTTTAACTGTAGCAACTATAGGATTATTTGTGATTTTATCTTTTAATCCTTGCCATGCACTTTTTATATCACTAATTACACCTGATATTTTTTCTTTTACATTATTAAAAGCATTTATAGCAGTATTTTTAATAGCATCCATTGCATTTTTTATAGCATTTTTAATAGCATTCCATTTTTCTACTACTATAGATTTAATTGTTGATATAATAGTTGATATGGCAGTTTTTATTCCATTCCATATTGTAGTTACAACTGTCTTGATTGCATTTCCTACCACTGATACAACTGTTTTTATGGCATTCCATGCATTAGTTACAACTGTCTTGATAGTAGTTAATATAACAGATATAGTTGTTTTTATTCCATTCCATGCTACGATTACTATTCCTTTTATTATATTTAATACAAAAGTTATACTAGCTTTCATCTCAGTCCATTTTCTTATAACTAATGCTTTAATAAATTCAATAATTGGCGCTATTGCTGCTTTTAACTCATTCCATTTACCTACTACCCAGTTTTTCAATTCAGTAGCTTTTGCGCAAATTGTATCCCAGTTTTTGTATAATAGAACTCCTATGGCTATAATTGCTGCTATTACACCTATAGCTATTAAAATTGGGGCACTTAAGGCTGCAAATCCTCCTGATACAACTCCTATAACAGTACTTATGCCAGTAAATGCTAATTTTACTGTTGTTACTACAACTATTATAGCTCCGATAATTCCTATTAGTGTTGTTATAGCTGCTACTACCATTGTTATACCTGCTACTAATTGAGGGTGTTCTTTTATAAATTCTTGGAACTTTTGGATTACTGGTTGTATAGCATCCGCAATTTGTTTTATAACTGGTGCTAATGCTTCTGCAAAAGCCGATTTAATTCCATTAATCGCTGAATTTAAAGGTGCTAATGCTGAACCTAATTCTGCTTGTGCCTTTTGTGATTCCCATAAAGATTTATTATAATCAATCATGGATTTATTAGTTTTATCATACATTTCTTTACTTTTTCCGTATGCTTGATTTAAGGTATCTGTTATAAGTTTATTTTTTTCAGATACAGTTTTACATGCCTCTAATTTCTTATTAAAACTATCTTCACTTATTCCAGCCCAGTTAAGTGCATCTGCTAAGTTTCCTGTAACTTTACTAACTTGTGCTGTTTCAGTAATCGATTCAGTAAGTCCTTCTATTGGAATACTATCGCCATATGCACTCCATACTGCTAGCGAAGCATTGATAGTTTTATCTAATTCACTTTGAGATAGCCCCATCTTTTGTAAATTGGAAACAACATTGACTGCCATCATATCATCACCAGTATATCCATATACTTGTCCAGCATTTTTATTAGCATCTTTCTGTTTATATCCATTTTGTTTAGTTGATCCTTGTAATTTACTTTGTAGAGAATTAAATTCTTTAGTAGCTTCTGTTAAATCCATTAAGTTTTTAACTACATCAATAATTTTTCCTCCAAATTCCATCATCTTTTGTCCAGCTTCCATAACTCCTAGAGAGTTTATCCCTCTTGCAGCTTCATTTGCAGCACTATTGGTATCTTGTAATGATCCATTAGTATCTTTTATTGTGCTTGTTAAATCAGTCATTGAATTAGCTGTGTCCCCAGTTGCCTTTTGTACATTTTTCATAGCACTATTTACATCACTAGATGTTTTATTTAAGCCTTTCATTTCATTTTGTATTTCATTTAAAGGTTTTGAAACTTCGTCACCTTCGAAGGCGAATGATTGCCTCTAATGTTTTATCATTTGCCATTGCCTCACCTCCTCTTATTTAATATTTATAGTAGGGAAAATATTTTTATTTTTTGAGATTTTATAAAATTCCTCTGACTCTTTTCTTATAAAGCTTTTTATTATAGTCTTTTCTCCAAATCCCATATTATAATAATGAGATGGCATTATATTTTTATATTTAAACAGATAGTACATTGTTGCTATTTCACTATCTGTTTCAATTAGTTTTTTATTTCTTCATCTACTTTTTCTATTTTCTTTAAGTCTGATAAATTATTTATTGCATTTACTAAGTCCTCTACTTCTCCTTTAAGAAGCAATTTATTTATAAGTTCCTTTGGAGTAGCACAATCAAAATGTTCTCTAAGTGCCTTATCCTTGAATATTGGACAACCTTCCATTATAGTTAATACTTTTGTTTTATATACATCTATGTCTGATACGTTTCCATCTTCAATTTTTATAGCTTTCTGTTGTATTTCTGTAGCCTTTTCTGCATTTATAGCTTGTATTTCAAATTCTAGTTCTTCACCTATTTTTTTTACATACATTTTATGTATAGCAGTTGGTGTTTCTAATGTCCCTGCATCTATTTTCATTAATTTATCTATTATATTCATTTGATTTCCTCCTAAAATAAAAATAGGCTTTAGTTAGAAACACCAAAGCCTTTATGATATTATTTTTTATATTAAATCTATAAATTTATATTTTGTAAAAGTGAATGGGCATTCCACTTCTCCTAATGATTTAACTTCAAAATCAAATAAAGTTAAATCATCAAAAGATACTCCTGATATACTTATTCTTTCACTTCCTCCATTACCTGGGTCAGCTAATTTTCCAACTATTGTTACATCTGGTTCTAGACCATCTTTCATAAAATTAGCTAACAATTTTATCATTCTAGAGTTTGTTTTCTTAAGTGTCATAGAGCCAGTTCCACTATATCCTGTTATTTTATGTTGAGTCATCATTTCACCGCAGATATCTATATCTTCTTTGTCAAATTCTATCTTGGCTTGAAAAGCTGCTATTTCATCAACTAATACATCATTTATCCAAACTTCCATTTTGTTATCATGTAGCATTTTATTCTACATTTCTCATGGTTTCCCATGAGTCCAGACTATGTCTTTACCTTTAACTTAATAGTAAGGTAACGGGTGCTCGTGTCTCTATTATTGGTTATCTTCCGCAAGAGTTAGTCGTTGCGCCTTCCTAACTACTTTTATGATATTTGTTAGGCTCGGTTCAAAGTTGCCATAAATAAAAAAGAACCCTATAAAAGAGTTCTTAATTCATGATATAATATTTCATCTATATTATTAAATTCCCAATATGGTATTCTTATTAATTTTATTTTATGTTGTTTGGCAAATTCACTTTTGATATTGTCCTTCATTAAATTAGAAGCAAGTTTATTTTTAGCTTCTTTCCATCTTCCTGGTTTATAATGTAGCTCTCCATCATATTCAATTAAAAATTTTAATTTATTGTCTTTGTATATAGCAAAATCAAAAGGTAAAGTATATTTATATCTGCATTCTTTATTCCTATATTCTCTTTCGTATTGAATATGATTATTTTCAAGAAATAGTTTTATAGCATTTTCTCCTTTACTTTCTTTACAATATTTGCATCCTCCATTTCCTAATAATGTTCCTGCATTTTTTTTCTGATATTTTACCACATTTAGTATGTAGACATTTTATCTTTTCTTTATCCCCTTTATATTCAGATAGTAAAATAAATTCATCTCCATACTTTTCTTTAATTTCCTTTTCAAATATTTCATGTGTTTTTCTTCTTTTGTCTCCATACTCTAAAAATGCACATGCTTTACATTTATGTCCATCTAGTATATGTTGTCCTCTAGCATAAAATTCATTACCACATCCTAAACATTTGAATTTCATTTTGTCAGATGCCTTTGTATATTTACTTATTAATTTGCAGTTTGTATTAGAATTTGCTAATTTTTCTAAAAATTCTTTTTCACTCATAGCATTCCAATGAGGATTGCATTTATAACATATTGGTCTTTTAAAAAAGCTATTAAATGTTACTGTTTTTATATGCCCTTCAGAACATTTTATTGTAATTTTAGCATTTAACTTTGGATCATCTGCGTTTAGTAATTCAAATCCATTACTTTCTACTATTTCTTTTATTTTATCAAAAGTGTATTTCTTCATAAAAATAAAACCTCCGATAGTTTTTTATTTCCGAATACTTACAAATAGGAAAGGGACTTCGGATAATCCCCTTTCGCCAAGACTCGCGACTTTCTTAACTATCCTATATTTATATTATATCATAAATATAGTTATTATTCTTAGGTTTTCTTTGAATTCTCCCGTTTTTTAACTAAATATTTCTACTTAGTGGGGCAAAGTTGGATAGAAGTAATACACTTACCCCAAGTACCATTTATTACTTCGTTAGCTTTCAATCATAACACCTCCTATATGAATACCCTAATCGAAATGCTTTCTATCGCATCAAGAATTTTACATTCTACTGCTATAAACACTTGATCTCCTGTATTTGCTTCTCTTATCTGTTGATCGCTCATAGTAGATATACTAACTCCATTTGATTTTAAGTATTTCTTTTGTTCTTCCATATCTATATCAACTGTTACTGTATTTTTTTCAACTAGTCCATCATTAATCAATCCATCAAAATAACCATGGATAGCTGTAATTAGTAATACTTTATTATCATAACTGTTACTTAATTTTCCAATATATGCATCTCTTGCAGTTTTTCTTATATCATTTGCTATTAAGTCCATTATGTCAACAGTCTTAATTTTTTGAAATAAATCACCTTTACTTTGTATATCTGTTACAGTTGTATCAGATACAGTAGTTAAGCTGTTTACTCCTCTTGCCACTTTTATTCTTCCTGATTCCTTATAAAGAATAAATTCGCCTTTCCCTACTTTTTCAGTTGTTTCAGTTCTTGATTCATAAGGTATCAAATCAACTTCTGGTACAGAAGTATAAGTGGTTGACATTCTTAAATCTGTTCCAGCTATTAATCCTGCAACTCTTGCAGTAAATTCAGCAGCAGTATAAGTTTTTTCTCCTACAACTACTCCACTTTGAGTTACATTTATTATTCCTTCATAATCAGCTGTTTCATTAGCTAATACTGCCTTAACCATATTTCCTAAATTTCTTTGCGATTTAACCCATGTTACTATTGCTGTTTTATCTTCATCTACAGCTGATGGGTAGCATAAATAGTCAAATTGTGTATTTTCAAAATGACTTAAAGCATTCTGCAAAGTTAATTCTCCACTTATAATGTATAGTTCTAATCTTAGTGGTGCACTTGTATTTCCTATTAAAGCATTCGTTATAAGTTGCTTATTATTATCTGTAACATCACTAGGTATATCAGTTACATCAACTATAGTTGCAGGAGATATAGCTTTTTCTTCCTTTATTATCATCGCAACTATACCTCTGGATCCTCTGCTTATAGCAGTAATACCTTCTTGTATAAATTTAATACTTATACTTGGTAATCCTAAAGCCATTTATTTCACTCTCCTTTTAATTCTCTAATAATTTTGAAATATCTACAATAGCTTTGTCCACTATTGGCAAAGTAGGATCATCAGCTTCTATTGTTATATTTCTTAATTCATTAAGTTGTAAATGTAATTCTTTCATTAATTCATATTCTGTTGGTTCGCTATCCGGATTATCCAACGGACCCGTATATTGTGAATATTTAATATCATCAAAATCAAGATGTATCATGAAATCAAGTATTCTACCTACTTCATCTGAATATATATTGCTTTCTATATCATCTACTGTCAGATAAGTATCATCTACAAATAAAGTCCTTCCAAATATTTTTTCAAGTCTATCACTGGCATCATATATATTTGTTATACTTTCTCCTGCTTGTTGTAGATACTTTATTGATACTGATATAGTTCTTAGGTTAGATATTCTAGTTATAGCTGAACTTGAAATAGGCAATATTTGTACAAAAAAACAAGACTTATCAAAGCCTTGCGTATTGTCATCTTCTATATATACATCTTGCGGAAAATTTTCTGCTACTGCTTTCGTAGTAGCATATAATATACTTTTTAGAGGTATCATTTAATCACCTCCTATTTGAAGCCATATTTTTTAAATAGATTTTCTAAATCTTCTTCAAAATTTTTTTTAGTTTTTTCAAAAGAGGTTTTTAGCATATAAACTCCTTCAGCTACTCCTTTAACTTTTCCATCTCTTCCTACAATTCTATGTCCATATTCAACATGCAACCCATATTCAGTATTATTAAATACCTTTACATATAAATCGTCTTTTTCAAGCTCCCAACTCCTTCTTAATTGTCCCGTATCAACTGGAGTTTTCATCTTAGTATCTCTAAGTAATTTGCCACCGCATTTTTTAACTAATTTCTGTAATTCTTTTGCAAAATCGCTCTCCATATCATCAAGCATTCCTATAATATCTAAATTCTTGAAATAAAAATAATCATTAGCCATTATACTCTCTCCTTCTTAGTGACTGGAGTTTCTATATGAGATTTATATGGATAAGGTTCGCCGGCCTCAAATTCTTCTGTTCTTCCATTGTAAGTTATAACTAACTTATCTCCAACTTGTATGTCTACTGTTGGTCTGCAAAATAATTTATAAGCTGCTGAAATATAGGCTGTTCCTGTTTCGCCTGCTACTGTTGTTTCACTTCCTTTGTCTAATGAACATTTGAGATCAGAATATTTTAATATTTCTTGCATAGTTGTAATCCCAGTATTAGGGTTTTTAACTTTTTCTTTTCTATATATATCCATGCTATCAAAATACAGAGTTGCTATTATATCCGCTTCACTTGCCATAATAACACCTCCTAATAAAATCTGCATCTTCTAAATTGGTTTAAATATTCTTTTTCATCATCTGTTAATTCTGGAGAACTTTTAGTTACAGACGCTCCTCCAGAGTCAGTTGAGACACTATCATAGTTATATTCTATTCTTACACTGCCTCTTGTAATAGATTTTATGGCACCTTGGTTTGCTGGGGTCACTGTTGAAGAGTCATCCACATTCTCTCCTAATTGCGAAAGTTTATAAGCCATTATATTTGATACTTTATCTTCTATAAATTCGTTTAATGCATCTTTTTCCTTTTCTTCTATTTCATCTAAATTTTCTATATTGCAATATCCTTTTACTCTTTTAGTGACTTTATTTATATATAAAGTAATTATATTATCATAGTCATTTTTTTTTAATCCTAAGATTAGTTTTATATTTTCAAGCAAATTATCACCCTCTTATAAAAATAGAGGGCGAAAATACCCTCTTATTCATTATCTTTTAATAATTCTATTAAATCAGCTTTATTCAATGAAGAATATCCAATCAATCCTCTTTCTTTAGCTAACTCTTTTAATTGAGCTAATGTCATTGATTTATAATCAATAGTTTTTTTCGCTTTCATCGATTGAACTGAGTTTGTAGTATTAAAAGGTACAGTCCATTCTGCATATTGCACTTGGTTCTACTATTTTAGCTCCAAATACATATAATCCTTTACAAGCATCTGAGAATGATGCTTCTGGTCTATATGCTTCTATTTTAGATATTTGTCCTGCATAAGATATAGCCATATCAGTACCAGCCATTATGTGATAATGTAATACTTTTGGAGATGACCCAACTTCTTTAGTTACTACATTATTAGATTCGTATATATCAAATCCAGCAACCTTACCTTTTATTCCATTAGCTTTTACATCTTGGTTTTGAGTATATTTAGTATATCTATCATCTTTTTCTAATAGCCCTAAAAATTCAGGTGGAACTACTACAAATCTACCGATAGATGGTATATTCTTTTTATTGAATTGAACTTTTAAATCTACTAAAGTATCATATGCATTTGAAGCACTTAATGCTTTTGGTGCAGATTCAGTACCGAATTCAAAAGTAACTGCTTCATCATCTACCATAGCTGCTATATATTTATCAGTCACTTCACCAACTGCATATGCTGCCCTTTGCATTGCTTTTTCCATTAAGTTTACATTAGCTTGTACAGCTTCAATATCTTCTACTTTAAAGTTAAAGTATTTAGCTTGGTCTATTACTAATGATACTGTGCTTCCTCCACCTGGATCTGCAGGAGTTCCTACTCCAGATGCTTTAGTATAATCAGATACAGTTATATCTCCAAATTTTTGGATATGAACTGTATCACCTATATTTTTTATTTCTCCTTCATAATCTCTATTGACACAATTTGCAAATACATGAGTATTATCTAAGTTTTGAAGTAAACGTGCTGACCATAATTCTGGTATAAATTTATCAAAGTTTTTAGTTCCGTAAGCCATTTATAACATCTCCTTTTATTTTAATATTCCTTGCTTGGATATTTCATCCCAATGTGCATTTATTTCAGATGGTGACATCTTTTTAATATCTTCTAATGTAAACCCGCCTTTGCTAGTTTTTACTGCTCTTGGTGTTCCTGATGAAGCCTTTATTCTAGCTTCTACTCCAGCATCTATAGCTTGATTTACATATTCTTGTAATGATGCAATATTCTTTTGTATTGCTTCTGCTTCTCCATCTGCTCCAGCCATAACCATATTTGCTAAAGCTCCTGGTAAGCCTTTTTCAACTAATAAATCTTTAGTTTGATTAGTTAATCTTTCAAATTCAAAAGCTTTTTCTTTTTCACTGGATTGCTTTTGCATTTCTTCCAGTTTTTTATTTAATTCGCTTATTTGATAAGCTGTTTTATCTGCTTCGCTCATTTTAGCTAATTTTTCTGATTCAAGTTGAGCTTTATCGTTTTGCAAAGATTCAAGCATTTCTTTATATTTTCTCTTCTCTTTTACTATGTTTCTTGAGGCTATATCTTTTGCCATTTCCTTAGCTTTTTCTTCAACTAACTTATTAAGTTCATCTTGACTCATTGGAGGTTGTTGTACTGGTCCTCCTGTTTCATTATTTGCATCTTGAGGCGGTTCTTGCTCTCCTTCATCAGCTAATAGCTGTAAATTCATATTTAATTTTGTATCGTTAACGTTAACTTTGTTTGATTTTTTCATAATAACAATTCCTTTCCACCTAGTTTTATGGGCTAGTAACCATTCTGCAATGTTTTCTTTAATGTCTACCCCATAGAAAAAGACAATAAAAAAAGAAGCCTTATTTTGCTTCTTTAAATTCGCATCTATTAATTCCTACTTTTATTTTCATAGTTTGCTTATCTAATTTACAACCATCAATTCCTTCTTCAATTGCATGTATGCATTCTTTGCAATCAGGAACTATAATTTGTTGACCATCTTCTTTTAATCTATCTCGCATTATTCATCCTCCAAACTTTTAGGATCTATATATTTACATTCTAGCTTATAAGACTGCTTTCCTTCATCCCATGATACATTTTCAATTTGTAATTGTGTACCTTTATCAAGTAGCCATTCTCTTTCAGCTGAATGTGTAGAAATTGGTGCTATATATCCGCCCCCTGTTGCTCCTTTATCAATTTTTATTTCCATAAATATTCCAAAATTAAAATCTTCACTTGCTGGTCCTTCAGGTGCAACTGTTGTTGACATAAAAGCATCATCCTTTACAACTAAACCTTTTACCTTTTTATTTAATTCTTTAACATCCATAGTCTTGTCTTTTATTTGTTCAATTAAATCTTTATCTAGCGCTTTATTAAATATTGATCCAGATGTACCTCTAAATACTTTCATATCTGTATGGGCAACACCTTTTTTAAGCCCACTAGATATTTGTTCAATAACCTTTTTAGTTTTCTTTTGTATTGCCTTTATCTCTTTATCTGTTAATTCTTCTAAATGAGTTCCTCTAAGAATATCATTTATATCTTCAAACCAATCATCTTTTGTATATTTTTTAAGTGCTTTTCTTTCTTCTGCTGTTATATCTTTTAAGAAGTTATTTTCATCTGGTATATCCATTGCTGTAATATAATCATATTGTTTATATGTTTTCTTGTGTTCTTTTTTCTTCTTAGTTGTTTTAGTTTTAGTTGTTTTTTGTTTAGATCCCTTATTGGTTTTAGGAGCCTTAACATTATTCTTCTTTTTAAATTCTTCTTTTATAGCTTCTTCTATATTACTATGATTTTCATAATTTTTATTTATATACTTTTTAGCCCATTCTTCATACTTCATATTTGCTGGAACTTCAATTCTTTTCCCATCTTCATCTCTAGCAAATCTAGTATCTTTTTCATCATCTTCATCATCTTCATAATATGGCACTGTTGTACATCTATCGTTAGGATGCATTGGAGGATAATTTAATCCCGTTATTGCATCTTTCGTATTAAATACTTTTCCATCTAACTTAGCACAATCATTACAAGTTCTAATATCTAAAGTTGCTAGAAATTCATATTTATCAATGTCTAAATCATCGTAAGTATATTTAGAAGCTTCATTCATACAATAAGCATGTTCCGTTTGGACTAATCTTATTGAATTTTTATAACTGCTATCCATTTTTTCTTCTATTCTTTTAGCAACTTTATTGCTGGATTCTCCTCTAATTATCATCTGCGTTATTTCATTTTTAATAGTTTTGCTTAATTGTTTTTTATTGTCCCATATTCTATTACTATAATTGGACCCAGACCAAGGATAGCTTAATATTCTTTCTATTTGTTTATTATTTATTCCACTGAAATTTGCTAAAAATCCTTTTTCTTTGCTTATATTATATATATTTTCATAATAATTATCTTTAATAGTTTGTGTTAGAAGTTTCTTAGTTTTTTTCTCAGTTTCTGTGGTTAGTTGATTAAGCTGTTTATCAACTTCATATTGTAAAGCCTCTAATCTCGTTATCCTACTTTTCATAGCTAAAGTATTAAGTTCTAATAATACTTCTGGATTATCTTTAATCATTTCAAGATATCCTTTTATATCAGTTCTCCATATTTTAAACTCATCACTAGTAAGATATGTAGAAGCTTCTTTATAAGTTAAATTATTTTCTTTAGCATATTTTACAAATAAATTATTAATTTCTTTTTCTATTTCTTTGCCTGCTTTTTTATATTGAGATTGAAGTTCTTTGGATAATTTATTGCAGTCTTTGATTCCTTTATTCAGCTTTTCTTTTTCCCTCTTTTGCCAATACTCTCTATTATTCTTTACCATCTTCTTCACCTACTTCAGCAGGTTTTTCTTGTTGCACTTCATAAGGTTGCTCATATACTGATTCTTCTTCATCTTCTTTTTTCTTTAATTCTGCTTGTGGATCGCTTATAGATGGGAACATTCCTATTACAGTTTCTTTGCTCAATATTCCTGTTAATGTTTGCATCATTTGTGCAATTTCTAATTCATTTACTGGTCTATTTCTAGTAAATACTGGCTCTATATCTATAAAATCAAATTGTAAACTACTATCCTTAGTTCTTAAATAGTTACATATCAATTCTATTCTTCTCATTAATCCTTTTCTAAACTTAGCTTCTTTTACCGAAGTTAGATTATCAATTCCCATAAGCTTATATTTCATTGCTTCTCCACTTATGTTCCCGCTAAATGATTCATCTGTTAAATTTGGAACTAATGAAAATTTATGAATATCATTATCTAATCTATTTTTATAATTTTCTAAAGCTGTATCTTGAATATCTTTTATTAAATATTTTGCATCTCCAGTATTATCTTGAAAATTTATTATATGCATATCTTTTAATGTTTTAGATGCTTCATCATCTACAACATAGCCACTTATAACCAACATCGCATTCGTGAAATATTCAAAGTCATTAGCTGTGTCGGACTGAACTTTGTTATATTCATCTATCAATGTCATTACCTTTTCAAAATCTCCAAATAATTCATCATTGTTAATATAAACTACTACTGGTACATCTTTAAAAAAATGTTCTCTTGTTTTACTTTCATCTATAACAAAGCTGTATTGTTTAATAGTTCCATACATTATTTTACCAGTTTCAATTATTTCATCTTTATCATTTAAAATAGGGCCTGTATATATTTCACATTTTGTTATTATCTCATTTGTATTAACTATTTTTTCTTCCCAATACCTTATAGCATAAAGTATATTGTCTTCTATTGTATCATCATATACTATTGCTACTTCGTTTCCTCCAAATGCCTTAAATCTTGGTTGCATGTCTTCATCTATATATAATAGTTCAACTGCATATCCTCCAATAGATGCTCTTTTAGCTAAAGTAGTATTATGATCATGCTCGTCATTGTATTTTAATATATCGTTTAATTTTTCTAGTAACTGTTCATCTTCACTTTTATATGTCACTTGTTTACCTAAAAAATAACCTACTGCCATAGTTGTTATATAGTTTGCATATGGAGTTGCTAAATAGTTATGAGGTTTTCCATCATTTTCATATTTTCTATTAAATATGTCTGCATGATTATTGTAGTATTTTTCTAGTTTATCAATTCTAGCCTTTTCAAATCTGTGTTCATCTAATATGTAATCAATTGTTTCTTTATTTAATTCAGCATCTCTTGGAATTTTAATTCTTCTATTAATCAATACATCACCTCCTAAATGCCTAATTTTCTTCTATCTATTGCCTTACCTGTTTTTTCTATTATAATTTCAGCTACTCCAGTAGTTGCATCAGGTGCATCATCATGTTTATTTTTACCTTCCTTTTGATATTTAAACATATCTTTATAATATTCAGGAAATCTATTTTTCCAGTTATAAGGGAAATATATATGTTGGGTCACCCATGTACTATTTGATAAAATTCTAGCTTGTTTATTTTGTGATTGATGAAACCAATTTATTATGCATCTATTACTATTGTATTGATTTCTTAATATATTCCCTACATTTCTAGCAAAACCTCTACCTCCATTATTAGATTCTATATATGCTAAATTAACTTTATTATCATATAATACTTTTGCTGTCATTGGCTCGGTTATTTCCATACTAGCTTTAGTATAAATTACATCTAAAACATAGGCTTCTTTGTCATATACTCCAAATATTATACAACATAAATAATCATCACCTGTATCTGCTGTATCACAATAGGCCATGATTTTATTAATCAAACTATCCCCTTTATCATTTACTGGCAATTCTGTATATGTTTTAAATTCTCCGTATAAGCATCCTTTTAAATCTATTGGTATTTGTTGATAGTTAGCTGAAGCTATATCTTCACCCATAGCTTTTATTTTAGATTCATAGCTTCTTAATGATAAGACTTCATCGCATAACATAGTTCCATCATCTTGTAATGCTTTCATATTGATATGATTTACTTCTTTACCTTCTTCTTTATAAAATTCTAATGCTTTTCCTGCTAGATCATTACTTGCCCATCTAGTCATAATAATTATTATTTTTCCGCCTTCTTCTAATCTTGATAACATTGTATTAGTAAACCATTCCCAATGTTTTTCTTTTATATTTTCATTATGTGCTTCTTCAGCATTTTTAATTAAATCATCTATAACAAGTATAGAAGCTCCAAAACCAGTTGCAGTTCCTGTTGGTGAAGTCGCTAAATAATTATTATATCCACCTTCTAAGCTCCATAAGTTCATGGACCCATCACCACGTTTTATTTTTACGCCCGGGAAAACATCACTATATACAGGCTTATATATATCTGCTTTTGCCTCTTGTATATCATTTCTTACGTTTTTAGAAAATGTAGTTGATAATGTCTCGTTATAGCTTCCAGTCATTACTTTTTCTTGTTTATTTTGTCCTAATATCCATTCTACAAATAAAGATGCTGTTCTACTTTTGCCGGTGACGAGGAGGCATATTAATAATCATAACTTCGTCATTGCTTTCATAAAACGCTTGAAATGTATTGCATAATTTAACTAAATAATCCCTGCTAGTTTTATAAAAGTCTGGTGCTTTTAAATTGCAATACCAAAAGAAGCTTCTGCGAGCTAATTCACATCTTGCACCTAATTTCTTTAATTTCTCATTTGCCATCCCATCGTCACCCCCTTAATCTTCGTCTATCATTTTCTTTAATTCTTCATAAGTGAAGTTTGCATATGGATTACTTATTTCACCATTTAAACTTACATCTTGTTTTTTTACTGGATATAATTCATTAAGTTCGCCCAATTCCTTTATTGCATTTATGAATATAGTTCCATTCGCCTGTCTTAGTCCTTTTTTAGGATTATTTATATCCTCTTTAGCTTTTTCCTTTACCCAAATTAAGTCGTTTACCATTTCTTCTCTTGTGTATAAAGCTTTTTCCTTGTGTTCTTCTAATAATTCCTCATACCTTACCTTTACCTTACTCTTTTTAAGCAATTCTGAAGCTCTAACATCTATTACTTCATCTTTCATATTAGCAGCATTATAAGCTTCTTTATATGCAACTCTTTGACTTTTACCACTTATTAATGCTTGTACAAATTTTTCTTGTTTAGCTGTCAAGCTCATAATGCCACCTCCCTATTAATATTTTTCAATAATCACCATTAATAAATCCTTCAAACTCTTCATCATTAGATATAACTCCAAAGTAATAGCACTCGTGGCCAAAATAAATATGAAATAAAGGTATAAAGCAATACGATAAGCTTATAAGATGCTATTACAAAAGTAAAATAAGTAATTGATATACATCTAAACATTTATTCACCTAGCCCTTCCAATAAATCCCTTAGCTTATTATAATAAGCATTATTTCTTGTTAATCTCATTAAGCTTTCTATCTCCCATGCTCTTGGCGTATTCGGAAGTTTCTTTCTAATACATAAGTCCACTATACTCTTAGCCTTATTAAATGAATGTACATGAGTATGGCCTTTCTCAAATGGTTTATTAGTATTATGTACAATATATCCATCACTAGCTTTGTATATGCTATATTCCTTGCGTTGAAATATCTTTCTACTTCCTGCTTTCTTATTATGCTTTGGTATTTGTTTCATAATATTTTCATACTTCCATAATTTCTTTGGAACTTCATCTCTATCTGCTATAGTTCCTGCATCAATCCATTTCATACCAATCACACCTTTTAACAAAATAAAAAAAAGAACACTAAATTATTAGTGCTCTTTGTGGGAGTAATGAAGAAAAAACAATCGTTTGGTATCTTTGGAATTGTAAAGAATCGAACTTTACTATGCTCCAGCAATTCCATATTGCACCCATTGATTTGGGTGCATTGGAGTTAATAATTTTAAAAAATAATAATTAAATCAAAGATCAAATTCATATTTAAAAAGTTTTTATTAAAGATATAGTTAAAATTATTTTATCGGATTATTTTTTTATTAAATTGTAATGGTTTAAGCAGTTTTCCTTCTGCAAATATAATGTAAAACAATAAGTAATTAATAATACTAATTATGATATATAGATTTTTTTAACACGCAATATATGTGAATATTTTGATTTTATCACGGTTTACTCCGGAGGTTTTAAAGTGGTCCTCTCACTTCTACTACTATGTTTTAATATATATATTAGCTGCCTCATGGATTTGAACCACGAATATATTTCAATCATGTATAGTCGACAATTTAACACTCAATCCATATATAAACCTATAGCAACATATTGAGGGAAGAGTACCTCTACTCTTATCCCTCCAGAAACTTAAATTAAATTTATGAGAATTTATTCTAAGTTTCTCTTGCTCGCACATGATGGAAATATGCAATCAATTTACGTTTTTTCTACTATTCTTGATAATATCATATTATCATATTTCTTGTGTCCAAAGGTGTCCAACATCATCTATCTAATAATTTATCAATTGCACTCTTATGTATTCTTCTTACTGTTCTATAGCTATAATTTATTTTACAACTTATCTCTTCAAATCTCTTATTATCAAAATATCTATATCTTAAAACTTCACGTTCCAATGGTTCTAATTTATCTATAGCATTTTCTATTTTATTTTGTATGTCTAATAATTGTCTATATTTATCCCAGTATTTTTCTATTTGTTCTTCTATATCAATCAATATATTTCCTATCTTATCATGGTCTTCAAAACCACCTCTAGGCATATCTGACCATTTAGGGCTTTTTATAGAGTATTTCATGTGTTCTAGTTCTTTTATTCTATCTTGCACTTGTATCATTTCTCTAACTATTGTTTGATATTGTTTTAGATCATTTTCACTCATAATATAACCCACCTTTCCCCTTTTAATAAACTCCCTCAACTCCTCTTACTTATAATATCCTGTGTTTATTCTTTGGATAGTTCTTTGAAGTTTGTATTCTATATGTTCTTTTAGCTTTTCTTTTGAGTTGTAATCCTTATTACTTGATAGATACAATATTTGATTGATTAAGATATTTACATCTGCAATTTCTGAAATTGTTTCATCTGATATTTCTCTTCCATTTGCTATATCCTTTGATATTTCCCTTGTCAATTCTCCCAGTTCTTCAATTAGTTTTAACTGTTGATTTCTAATTTTAAATGTATCTGCTATTTCTTTTATTGCTCCGTTTATTTCTTCTATATTCATCTATTCATCCTTTCCTAGTAACTTTTTCACATATTGTATTTCACAACTTTCTTCATCTTCAAAATCTAATTCACAATTCATACAACCCGCTCCATCTAAATCATAAGACTCATTGCAGAATACTTTAAATCTCTTGTTTATCAAATCAACGAGTTGTCTTTCTTTACAAGTTTTTCTTTTTGCTCTCATTATTCTACCTCCTCAAATTTCATAGTTATAAATTCTGAATAAGGTAATTTTTCTAAAGTGTCACAAAATACGTGCCATTCATCTAACTTATGGTGTCTTCTTTGTCTGTACATAGCTCCTAAAGTCTCATAGTTAAGGTGTACTGTTCTTTTTTGATTGTAGCTGTTAGGTAATAATTGTATCATCTGCCACCAATAATCTTTTTTATTATGTACATAATCATCTTGATAAGTATTAAATACTTCTCTATAGTAATTTAGTATCTCTATAATGTCAAACAAAGCATCTAAGCTATTGTCTAGTAAATGTTCATAACTAAAGTCGTCTAGTTCGAATTCTTTTGCTTGTATCTTATGCATTTTTGATGTAGAGTTAGCTGTAGTTGCTATTTTGTATGTGTCATATTCACTAAACCAATATAGTGGTGCAGTTATATCCATTGTTACTGTTACCATTCTATTCCACTTTCTATGCTCTGGACCAGCTAATGTTAAATTTTTAAGCAATTTATAATCATTTGGTCCTATTACATATCCTTCTTTTCCATCTTGAGTAAAATCTGATTGCCAACTATCCATTCTATCCCAACTATTCATAGGATTTCTTGCTCCTCTTATAGCTGCCTCAAAACCAAACACTTCTACATTCTCAACTTTTAACATATTATTCATCCTCCCCTGTTCCTAATATATCTATGCCTGTTAACTGTCTACAGTAATTTCTTAACTTGTCCAATTGTCCAGCGACTCTACTGTGTTTAGTTTTTAACTCTTGTAATTCCTTTTCCAACATTGCATTTTCATTTATAAGTAATCTATTTTGTTTTTCTAAATAAGTATTTGCTAGGCTTAGTTCTCTATTAGTATCTAATAAGTTTTCTATTGAGTCCTCTTTAACTTCTATATCCTCTTTTAACTTACTATTTCTGTTCTTTAAGAAATCAATCATTTTGTGTAAATGTTCATTTATGCCTTGTGCTCTCTCTAATTCTCTTGTAAGGTCGTTTATATATTTTCTATTTAATAACATATTTAAATCCCCCTTATTTCATTTCTTGATTAATTAGTTCATCTATTACTTGTGACAGTCTTAAAATGTCCTCTGTCAATCCTAGTTGGCAATATAAACTGCTAAGTATATCTTTTAACTCGTCTAGCATAATATCACCTCTTTTTACAATCTTTTTATATAACTAACACAATAATCAAGCTTATCCATGTACACTTCTAATTCTTTTAACTGTTCTTTATCAAATTTAATATTTAAGTTTTTTATTCTTTTTTGAATTTCTCTTAGTTCGTCTATTGCTAACTTAGCTTTAAGTATTTTATCCGAAGCCTCTTTATATTTATTTGCATAGTCTGTAAATTCTTCATTATCAAATTTTAATGCTGACTTTTCTTCTTCTACTTTATCTAATATGTTCAATTGAATATTTTCCACAGAATCACTTCCTTTTCATTTGACTATCATTAGTAAATAAGAATAGGGAACTATACTGGTATTGCATAATCCCCTATTTAGTTGTTATTCGTCATACTCAAATATATATGTTCCTGCTACTATATTTGTTTTCCACTTCTTATTAAGGCTATCTGATACTGCTTGTCTACTTACATATAAATGTTTTTCTGCATCTCTTGTACTTCTAAAGAAGCCTATAACTTCTCCAGTAATTGCATCTTTGGCTACTATAGTTCCTTTTGTTTTACTCTTATGAGCTGTCTTGGCTGCTAAATCATATCTGTCTAACCATTCTAAATTACCAGCATAATTATCATAAACTAATCCATTCTTGTGAAAAGCTGTTACATCATCATAGGTATAAGTTTTATATTTTCTATCTTTTGATTTTCTTATAACTTTATCGTTTGTGTAATATATATCAACAAAGTGATATGCTACTAACCTTGCTACATTGTATTCCTTGTATTCGCCTTGAAATTTAACTTTTATAAATTGTTTGTCCTTATTGCATCTTCTTTTATGTACAAAGTATGGTAATAAAAACTTACCTTCTGGTATGCTTTTATATATTTTTTTAAATCTTCCATAGTTGCTTATTATGAATTGTCCTTCTGAACCTTCTATTGTCTTCCATATCTCATCTTTGAAAATCTCTTTTGAATAAAATTCTTTAAGTTGTTTTTTACTTGTATTTTCATCTATGATGTAATATCTCTTGTTAACTTTTCTATTCTTTGATTTGTAGCTTTGTAATGTCCCTTTTGTTTTGACAAATAATTGGCACATTTTTTCATAAGTGGTTTCAGTTTTTAAGTTATATCTTGGATCATATAAATATAACATCACATCACCCCTATTTAATCCCCAAATACTCTTTTATTACCTCTATTGCTTCATCTGCTGAATAGCATATTTTACACATATATCCCTGCTTATATAACCAATCTAGCCATTTAACTTGTTCTATGGTGCATTTATTCTTTCCATATTTCATCTCTATTGCTAGTCCTATGTATTTACCTTTAGGCGATAAAAGTAGTAAATCTGGAACTCCAGCTCGCATACCAAGTCTTTTTAATTCTGCTCCTGTTATCTTACTTCTTTTTGCTTCATTTGGACAATGAAAAATCCATTTAAGTTCTTCAAACCTATCAGAATTCCAACTGCACCATTCTATGACTGCTTTCTGCTCTTGTGCTTCACTCATATTTACTCATCTCCACTTCTCTAGCTATATTAATAGCCATAGTTATCGCTTCATTTAAGCTATAGCCTAGCTCATAGTAGAATTTAGCAAACTTTATAACCTCTTTCATCTAATCCCCTCTAACAATCTATGATAAACCTTATATAGTTCAGCATATTTGTTTTTATTTAATAAATCATGCTCTATCCTTTTTATCTCAAGTTCTTTTATCATTTTTTCTAGGTCCTGTAGCATTTGCATATTTCTTATTTGTAATCCTGTTAATTTCATTAATTTATTTCCTCCGCACTTAATAATTTTCTTTCGTATTTTTTATTTAGTGTTTCAGTTACTAAGTGATTATTTTCTAATACTTCATATAATTTTAAATACTCATCTAACACTTTTTCCCTAACTTCTAACATTTCATTATTCATTTCTTTTTTTCTTAACATTTTAGGAAATCCAAATATATTTGATGTGACCTTGTTGACTACTGTATTTGCTTTTATGTATGATACTTTTTCTTGTTTTAGTTCTTCTGGAAGTAAATCTTGTAGTATTTCCATGCATTGTAATTGATGTTTTTTATCACCTTGTCTGAATTTTAAATCTTGAAGTGCTTGTTCTAACGCTTCTATATATTGTTGGGTTTTGTATCTTACTAATGCACTTTCTTTATTGCACATTTGCATTACCCAACTTCTATCCATTACAAAACAAGGTCTTTCTTGATTTTGTTTATCTTTATATGTGCCCTCCTTAATTTTTAGGGCGGATATTTCAACACCAGCATTTTCAAGTGATTTAATTTCTTTTCGTATACTAGCCATAAAGTTGTCGTGTCTTACTGCCCCTTTATTTCCTTCTTCCTCTCTAAATTTATTTATCAAGTCTACTACTTCTAAAGATGTCATTGTAATTTCTATACTTAATAAGTTCATACAATCAACTCCTTTTAAAGTAACTTTTATTTAACTGTTAATAACCTCTTTTGTTATTGGATCATAACTCCATACTCTAACTTCATCTTTTATTTTTCCATTTACTAAATTACCGCATTCTCGACACTGGCTTACTACGCCTAGTCCTTTTACTTTAAGATGTATCATTGTGCCTCCACAGTTTATGCAGCTTTTTTCTTTACCTCCTAGTACCTTTTTCATTAGTTTTCATCCCCTTAACTAATTTTCTTTTTCTCTAACTTTTCCAACTTGCTAATGACTTGTTTTATTGTTAGGCATACACTTGCCCTATGTATGCCTAATCTTCTCGCCGTTTCAGCTTGTGTTAGTCCTTCAATGAATACTAGTTCAATTACACTTCTTTGACGTGCTGTAAGGCAATTTAAATCTATTGTGGCTACATCTATAAATCTATTCTTATTTCGATGTATTGAATTATCTTTTTTATTTTCACCTTCAAGTATTCTTCTTAGGTTTTTTAATGCTGATATTTCTACTCTTGATATATGTGATTGATAGTCATTTAGTAGTACTGCTATTTCTGATTGTGTTTTTCCTTCGAAAAATTTCATCTCTATTACTGTTTTTTCCAATTTTGAAAGTTTTTTCATAGCGTTTAATAGATCTATTTTGGAAATTATTTTGTCCTCTGATATGCTTATATCTCTTATCGTTTCTGAATAGGTAATTTTTCTTTCATTTGGGCATAATTTTATCGGACTATCCATAGGAATTTTGCCCTCCATAAGATGCAACGTCTTTGTAATTTCTTGTATTGTTACTCCCATAATTTCTGATAATTCTTTTAATGTAGGCTCTCTTTGTAGGCTTTCAAATTTTTTTCTAATTTGCTTGATTTGTTTGTATTGGTCGTAATTTCTTCGTGGTATCCTGAAAGGTACATCATCTCTATTGTATCTAAATTCTTTTAGTATTTTACCCACTATGTTTGTCGTTGCATAAGTTGAAAATTTCACATTTAATGTTGGGTCATAATTTTGTATGGAATATAATAATCCTAGACTTCCAACTTGAATTGCATCATCGTAACTTATTGCTTTACCTTTGAATTTCTTTGCTTGTTTATATACAAGCCCTATATTATCCTCAACAATGCTTATTACAGCCTCTCTATCGCCATTTTGAGCCTTTCCAAACAATTCAACAATATTTTTATCGATACTCATAATTACTCCCCCTCTACATCTTCTCTATGATTAATCCATGATATTTAATTTTGTTTGCTCCGTATCTCTTTTGATAATATTTATATGTATTTTGTACACTGTTGTAATTTAAATCGTATTCTTCACAAGCTTCCTTCATAGAAGAAAATATTCTCTCTTCTCCTGCATACTTGTTAATTACTCTAATTTGTCTTCTCTTGAAAACTCTTCTTTTTTTAATTGCCTCTAATTCTTTTCTGACTTTTATATCATAATTAGCATTTTCTTCGTTAATGACAATCATTTCTGCTTCTGTTATTCCTCCAGTTGCTCTTATATTGTCAATTTCTCTTATTCTTTCTTCTGCTTCCTCTGGATTAAATAACTCTGGTAGCATGTAATTTCTTGAGTCTTTCTTCGGATTTGGGTCTAGTATTGCTGCTGCTAAAGCAAGATAGTTAAGTGATGTATTGTCGTTTGGATCTGTATATTTAGAATGGTATTTCTTTACTGGCATATGTTTGTATTTCATAATTACTCCCCCCTTACCAGAGGAAATCCCCTGGAATATATTAAAAGCAATTGCATATAATATTCATAACTATATACCTTTTTCTCTTTGCATGGCCAATAGATATGCTTCTAATTCATCACTGTTATTAAAATTATCCATTATATGATTATCTATTGCTCCTGCTCCAGTTTTATATTTAGGTATAAATTTCTTATTTTGTGAAATACTTTTAGTAGATTGTTTTTTATTTTGCAGTTCATATGTTAGTTGTTCAAGAGTGGTTATATCTTTATCTAACCACTGTTTTATTATGCCTTGTAAATAAGCGAAATTTAATATATTCTTTTTTGTACATATTTCTAATGCTTTCTCAAATAAAGGAATATCTATTTTATTAGATAGCTTTATAAGATACTCACCTATTTTACCATTTGCTTTACCAATATTCTTTTCATATAAGCTAATCATAATTGGTAGATTTTCATTTATATATATATCTAAATCTGGTTTTTTATCTGTATTATTATATGGTATAGGTTTCACCGTTTGGGGAAATGTGATTTCACCGTTTGGTGAAATGTCATTACACGGTTTGGTGATTTCCATTTCACCGTTTGGTGATAAGAGTATCCATGCCTTCTCCGTTAGTGAATACCATAAAGTTCGGTCATAATTTAGCTTGTTATAGTTCCCTGTTTCTATATATCCATCTTTTTTTAAATTGTTTAATATTCTTTCTATCTGCCTTCTGCTCCAAAATGGAAATATTTCTGTAAAAGCATCTATCGAGTTATATGTCCAATAATTATTATCATAAAAATGCTTTTTATTAGCTTTATTTTTCACTATCCAAAACTGTAAATTGTTAAGCATTATTGCTCCATCTACTCCAACCTTACTAGCAACATTTGAATCAAAATGAATTATCATTTTAGTCACCTTCTTTAACTCGTAGCTTGCATATTTTCATATCCAGAACACATGAAATCATACTCGTCTTTAGTCATATTAACTACATCTTTAGTAAATTTTTTGAATACATGTTTCTTAACTGTATCTTTATCTATTCCTTTGCTATAAGCTATTGCATATAATCTACTTATTTGTTTTTCTGATAACTTGCTGGTCCATCTATCTGGTGTATCTAACTGACTAGACTTGTCCTTATCGTGTTTATTAGTAGCATCACTATCTTTTGTATCATCTATTGCAAATAGCCCGTTTAAAGCATATTTTCTAGCATATGAACTAACCGAACCAGTAACCTGAGCCAAATCCATTCCTTTCTTAGTTTCATCTTCTCTAGCTAATGCCTTAACTTCTATCTTTTCTCCTTTTTCAGTATCTACAAAAGTTGCCGTAGCTTCTAAATAATATCTATCGCCTATCTGTTTTATTTCATCTGATAAAGTAACTGTAGCTTTATACTCCAGTAACAAAGGTTTTAATCCTTCTAATATATCTTCACAACTTCTGTAGTTGTATTTCCCAAAGCTGTTATATTGATTTTTAGGTGCTTTTAATTTACTTTGTATTGCCGATAACTTTTCATATAGATTCATTAGTTTCACACTCCTTAGTCTTCTCTTGTTTTATAAAGTCTTTATATGCTTGCAAATATCCCCTGTCATATATTGTCAAAGGACTGTTATCTATTTCATACTTTTGTATATATTCTTCAAGTTCTTCAATAGGTTTATATCCTTCTAAGCATTCCCTCGCTCCATCAATAAAACCCCATGCTTCCTCTGCATTATCATCGTATTTATTGGTGTACATTGCATAAAGTAGTTTATTCTCAAAAGTCGGCTCTTGATTTAAATAACTATCTCTAATTCTCATATTTACACCTCTTTTGTTATTGTGGTATAATTAACTTAGTATCAATTTTCATTGGTCCTATTTTATAGGGCCTTTTTATATTCCCATTGTTGTATCTGTTTTCAAAGTTCTGATATCTTCATCTGCTTCTTCAAGGTCCCTTACTTCTTCTTGCATCATTGCATCTATTTCTTGTAGTATTTCTTTTAGGAATTTAATTTCTTCAACCTTTGACATTTTATAAATACGATTTACTTCTTCGTTATTTATAACTTTTTCTAAAGCTGAAATTCTAGATTTTAAATTATATATAGTTTCATCTAATATCCAATTCATTTATTTATCCTCCTTTAATTATTAGATATTTATAAATTTAAAGTTAAAATCAAATGCATTTAATTTTTCAACATTCCCTTTCGTGTCTTCTACAATTGCATATAATTCATTTTCAGATTCAAACCACTTATGAAAATAAGCTATGAAACTTTTATTATTAGGCGTATCGCTATCAAGCTCTCTATAACGATTTATTTCTATTACTTCAACTTTTCTTAGTCCATGTTCTTTATAGACATCTTCTTTATAAATAAAACATTTTCCATTTTTATCTATACTTTCCAACCCTACTTTTTTGCAAAATTCATATATTTCATATTTACAAGTATTGCATATATTTTTCATTTATTTATCCTCCTTTTTAATAAGTCTGCATTCTTCGTTTTTTTCATAATTAAGCCCTGTAACTTTAAACAAAATTTTTCTTATTAATTTCCTTCTTTCCTTATCTGTTAAAGGCTTATTCTTTATTTTACTTTTGCTAGTTTTTTTATTTCTTTCTCTCCATTCCTTTGAAGATTTATTTGAGCATTCTTTGCAAGAGCCACTTAATCTAAGCTTACCATTTTTGCTTCTATAAAAATTAATCGTGTTAGCTACATACCATTTTTTGCATTTGTAACATCTTTTGAATACATAGGGCGAATTCATATTAATCCTCCTTATCCTCTAAGTTGTATATCTTTTCTTCAATTTTCTTAATGATTTTTTCTAATTTAATGTTCTTTTCTCTTTCTGCTAGGGCAATTCTCTGCCAGTACTCTATTTGGCTTTGTAAATATTTAATATAGTCTTGCATTATATAACCCCCCTTTAATATTCACTCGCATCCATTTGGACCTCAGTTAAAACTTGCATTACTTATTTTCTAATTCTTCCAATAATTTTTCTAATATCTTTCTTTGTCCTTTTCCGGTTACGCGAGTTGTATGGAATGTAAATACTCCTTTAGAACTTTCTCTAGTCCCTTCTCTTACTTCTAAGTATCCATGTATTATCGCTTCTTGCTTAGCTTCTGTACTATTCTTAAATATCCAGCCCCAATCTCTAAGCTTTTGGTACAATTTCTTTTCTCCTATAACTATGCCATGATGATTACTTAGTATCTTAGCTACTTCCCTAACCAATAAGGAATTTTTACTAGCAGATATTTGGTTCAGCATCTTACTATTTTTCTCTAGCTTGTCCTCTAGTTGTTTAGATTTTTCTTGTTCCTCTTTTAACTTAGTTGCTAACTGTATAAGAAAATCTGGACTAGTTAATGCTTTTTCTATTGTATCCTCTGTCATATAAGTTCCATGTTTTCTTATAGAAGGTAAAACTTCATTTGTTACCCAACGTTTGAATTTTTTAGCATTTGGTAATTTGCTGCTAAGAATTAAACTATATAACCCACTTTCATTGATTACCTTCATATTTTGTTTCCCACCAGGTGTAGGTATTTCGCCTACCCCCTTATCTTCCTCATCAACATGTTTTTTTATTGCATCTGATGTATCTTTGTATCCTAATATTGTCGCTACATCTTTACCTACAAACCAAGGTTCATTTTCAATTTCTAATACTCTTATTTCTCCAAATTCATTATTGCTAAATGTTTTATAACTTAAATATAAATCTGACATTTACTATTCCCCCTTATTTATTTTTCTTAATACCATATCTTGAAATTTAAAATATTCTTCCCAATCATTTTCTGCCTCACCTGTTCTTATAAGATTACAATAAATCTTAAGTATCCAAGTTACTGACATTTATTACTCCCCCTCCTTTTAATCCATTTGGTCTAGCCAATTTAAAAAAGGTTCAGTTGGAATTCTATAAACTCCACCTATTTTTATTACTTTGAACATATCTCCAGCAGTTAAAGCTTGTCTTACTAAGTTGTAAGCTGTTTTTTGAGATATTTGTAATATGCTTTGAATTTCCTTGACAGTAAGGACTTTCTTATTGTATTTCATTTTTTTATCCCCCTTGTTTAATCAATATATTTCCATACCATCTTTTCTCCTGTAATTGGATGTTTACCTGCGGATTTTCTATCTCCCCTACAACATGCACTAATCCCAGAAGTTTTTATATTATACTTTTCTTCTACTTCTTCTATATAACTAAATATCTCTCCAGTAGTTATACATAATATTTTTCTAGCTCTCGGATTTTTATTTCCTTTTATTGATTTACTTATATTTTTTTTATGTTTTTCTGATAATTTTTTGTTCTTTATTTTTTCACTTGATTTTAATGATTTACTCAAATTCTTGTTGTGATTTTTATAGTTACAGTTATATCTATGGGTACACCATTCTAAATTATTTGCTAAATTATTAAGTTTATTTTCATCTTTATGATTAATGCAAGGATAATTATTAGGATTTTTTATAAATACCATTGCAACCAATCTATGAACTAAAAAAATTTTTCTTTGATTTTCTTTGCTAAGAGATACTATTTTATAACCTGAGCCACTAATTCCTTGACTCAAAATTTTAATTTTATTAAACTTTAGACTCTTAACTCTACCTAGATTAGAAACTTGATATAATCCTTCATAACCTTCTATATCTTTCCATATTTCTATATTAACCACACTCCCTTGACTGTTAAAACTTTCTTCATATTCCATCATCCCCCTAATGTTTTTGTTAACTTAATATGTTATGCTTCTTTATGAAGCACTTTTGGATAAAAAAATAAGTCATCCATTGTTATTTGTGGTTCATATTGCTTGAAAAATATTGTTATTGAAACCATTTCGCTTCTTGTGAATTCAGCTCTGACATTATTTTCTTTGTTGCAATATGTTGGCAATTTTATTTTTAATAAATCAGCTAATACCCTTTGAGGTATTTTGTATTTTGCTCTAAATCCAGCAACATTGTTTGGCATTTACACAACCTCCTTTAATTTGTTCTAGCTTCATATTGAAGTTTATACTTATATATTAATGCTTCATATTGAAGTTGTCAATATTATTTTTAATTTTTTCGAAAAAAATATTCATATTGAAGCTATAACTTTCATATAATTATTAATTATGGTATATTTGAAGTAATGGGAGGTGTTGATATGACTAGCTTTGGTGATAGGCTTCAATTTTTAATAAAAAGTAATTGTATTACTCAAAAAGACTTAGCTGATACGTTAAATGTAAAGCGTGGATCTGTTTCAAACTGGGTAACAAATAGGAGGTTTCCTGATGCCGAGACATTAATAAAAATAGCTGACTACTTTCATGTAACAATAGATTTTCTATTAAGAGGGGATGATGAATATTTAAATAAAGAATATGATGAAATAAGTAGTTTATATAAAAAGTATTCAGATTTAAGTGAAGACAATAAAGAATTAATTGATACTATGATTCAAACTATGATAAAAAAAAGAAAAGACAAATAAATTACTTTACTTGTCTTAGTTCATTAATTTTATCAATTATTTTTTTATAATCATCTTTGTTTTCCTTTTTTATCTTCAATACTTTTTCAATAAACTCTTCTTTTTTCATTGTCTCTCCCCTTTCTAATAAAATTGTAGCAGAAAAAATATCGCTGTCAGCGATATTTGCGACCTAATCTGACATTTTAAGCGTAAATATAAATGACATTTGAGAGGAAAAATAATGATAAAAGAAGCAAGAAAAAAACAAAGATTAACACAAAAGGAATTAGCTATAAAATGCAATTTATCTCAGAGTTTTTTGAGTGAATTAGAAAGCAAGCATAAAAAAAAGAATGTAACAATTAAGCAGATAATAAATATTTCAAATAAATTGAAAATAAGTCCTTATGAACTTAGTGATTGGCTTATAGATAAAGAATTGAATAAAGTTGAATTTTCAGAAGAACTAGGAGTGTTCAAGATTGGATAATATAAAAAGCACATTTATTCGTAAGAGAGGCAATAATTATAATGTTATAGTTGAATACTATGATGAAAAAGGGAAACTAAAACAAAAAAGTGTTGGCAAATATGATTCTAAAAAGGAAGCAGATAAACATCTTATTGATCTAAAAAGTTCTATCAATAAAAACAAGTTTGTAATAAGTAAAGATATAACATTAGTAGATAGATGTTATAAATTTTTAGAAGATAATACTAATAATTTATCTCCATATACTATAAAAAAGAGAAAAAGCATCATAAAAGCATCAATAGAGCCATTTTTTAAAGATACTAAATTAAGTGAAGTAACTGTATACCAATTGCAACAGTGGGCAAATAAAATATATAAAGAACATGGTGGAAGTAGTGCAGAAGCTAGATATGCTTCCCTTAGAGTAGTTTTAAGAGATGCTTATCGTTTTAGAGAAACAAGTGAAAATATAACAGATTTTATAAAAGTTCCTAAAAAAAATATTAAGGTTAAGGCCACCAGCTGGACCAAAGAAGAAGCCTTAAAAGCTATTAAATGTGTAGAAAATAAGGCATTAGAATTACCTTTATTATTAATGTTACTTGCTGGACTTAGAAAAGGTGAGGCTATGGCTTTAAGCTGGGACGATGTCAATTTTGAAAAGAATACTATTTTTGTTAATAAAAGTATTTATGAGATTGAAGGTAATTCTTATTTTAAAGATCCTAAAACAGAAAATTCTAAAAGAATAATAACTGTACCTAATTATTTGATTGAAAAATTGATAAAAGAGAAGGAAAGACAAAATAGACTAATAAATGATGGTGTTTTATTTAATCAGTATAATTTAGTATGCTTAAATACAAGATTGGAAATGTGGAAAATGAACACATTATTTCATCAATTTGCTAGATTTTGCAATAGATATGATTTAAGAAGAATTAGAATGTATGATTTAAGACATTCATCTGCTACTTTATCAATTGCAGCTGGCACAGATATAAAAACAGTATCAACTAGACTAGGTCATTCAGATATAAGAACCACATTAAATATATATACTCATACACTTGATGAAATGGATAAAAAAGCAAGTGATAATTTGGAAGATATGCTATTTAAAAAGTAATGTCAGTTGTCAGTTTGATTGTCAGTTGTCAGCGTATTGTCAGTCTTAAATATAGTAAAAATTACCATTAGTTACAAGTGCAAGTACTAAAAATACTTGCACTTGCCATTCAATACCAAAGTTTGCAATGGTCTTTGTCACATTGTACATGTGATTGACTATGTTTATCAATTTAAGTTATATTCAGCAATACAACCATGAATACATTTAAAATGTCAGTAAAAAGTCAGTTATTATATTTTATCCACAATTTTATCCACAGGCAATCATAGCAGTTAGGAATTAAATGTTAAATATGTGTTAAATATGAAAGGACATGCAATTTTTAACCAGTGATTTGCATACACTATATCAAGTGTATTTGATAAGTGAAACGTTCTAAACTTGTTTAGATATTTAATACACGGTTTATGATATGGTTAGTGTCCTAGGGGAGTATATACGTAGAAGCATATACTCCCTTTTTATATAATTTTACATAGATTTCAATTCCATGATTTGCTAAATTCCTTATCTTTAAACAATGATGCTAATCCTGTTATTTGTTTTAATCTTAGTATTTCATCTAAATCCATTCCTATGTTTTTAGCTATCCAAGCATCTGACATTCCGCTTTCAACTAATTCTGATATTATATTTGACATTAATTCTATTTACTCTTCCAACTAATTTTGCCCATGTGTTAGGCTCTATAACTTTATATATTTTTAAACTGTTTACCGCGCAATCATTGAACGGGCTTGCAACTCTCATTTGTTCAATGCTTAATCTCTCTAACACTTCTAAAAAAGAACGTATATTCTTCGTTTAATTTATCTATTTCTTTTTTAATATTTTTAATATTAATCATCCTATTGTCTATTTCAATCCTAATATCTTTTGATAATTGTTTAAGTTCTTCTGATGACATATTTTTAAAATCAAACATACTATTTCCCCTTTTCTATTACTATTTTATTATCTATTAATTTAATAATAACATTTCTATCTTCTTCTGTTATACCTAATGATTTTACCCAAGATGTAGGAATAGTAACTCTATTTGTTATAGCATTGCCTCTTGCAGTGCCTCCACTTTTTGCAAACTGCATTTTTGCTTTTCTTTGATTATACTTAGGAATAGATAAAAATCCCCATTCAAACATATATCTTCTTCCTGCTCTATCATACTCGTAGCTTTCTACTTCTGGATATACATCTATATATTTACAAAGAAAATCATAATTTTCTTCTGAAAAATCATCAAATGAATAAGGTTCAAAATTCATACCATTTTTTCTTAAAAATTCATTTACTTCTCTTAATCCCTCAAAAAAGTTTGAATATTTTTTACCTAATCTATACCATTTATTCATAATAACACCTCCCAAAATTTACATGTTTTCAAATTCCTTTACTAATGACCATATAAATTTAACTTGTTTTTTAGGTTCATATAACAAAGTATTTTCTATCATATAATCTTTTAAACCTCTGAAATTTTCTATAAAGAACTTAGCTTCTTCTTGAACTAATATATTCTTTAATGATGCCTGAGCTATAACATACATATTATCATCTAGCCATGTAGATTTTGCCATTGTATCCATGTCAACACCTTCTATTGCTTTTTCAAATATTTCATTTACTTTTATAATTCTATTTCTTATGTCTTCTGCCCATTTAACTTGTTTTTCAGTTCCTTTAAGCTCTACCATTTCTTTACCTCCTTCTTGAGATAAGAAAGACAAACATAAACTTAATTGAGTCATATAATCAACATCTCCATATTTATTTACTATTTCCTTTGTCATTTTATGAGCTTCTTTCATTAAATTTCTTTTCATCTTCCTTACCTCCTATATCTTTTATTAATTATATTGTAGCACAATTCGAGGCGAATTAAACATATTTTATTAAATTTATTTAAAAAAGTTTTCGACAATAAAATACATATTGTAGCAATAAAGAAGCTACCTAACTAGGTAGCTTTAATTCATCAGGTAAATGAGTTATAAAAGCTTTCTTGCCTTTAGAGGTAGCAACTAAATTTAAGCTATGATATCTTTCTAGATTTAATAAATCTTCCACCTCATACCCTTCTTTCTGAAAGTCACTCCTAAAAGAACTGAATGCATTTTCATCTACTCCGCTTATAAGCATATAACTAGCATTAGCATTTCTCATGGCTCTTTGTGCATCTTGTGATAGTTGTTGCAAGTAATGTAAAGTTAATACATACTTTAACCCAAATTTAGCTGACTGTACAAAGTTCTTAGCTAATATCTTTTGAGCACATGGAGTTTGAAATATTTCATCTATTAATACAGTTACTCTGCCAGGCAGATTATGCATAGCCCCTCTTATCTTTAATGCTGCCCATATTTTTTGCAAGAAAAATGAAGTTAATATATCAATAGAAATATCATCATCAAAATCTTTATCTCTCATTCTTATAAGTATTACTTTATGTTCTTCCATAGCTTTTACAAAATCTATATTGTTTTCTGGACTCTTGCTTATCATTTCATCTATTATTATATTTTCTCTCATCAAGTCGATTCTATCTAAGATCCCCTCTATTTTTATTTCCTTAGTTCCAGTAACTTCACCCTTTTTATTTACTTCATCCAATTCATTTAGTGATAGTATACTATCTTTTAGTCTATCTTTTAATTCTTCACTTAATTTATTTATATATTTATATCTAATTTCATGGAATTGCAGTATATTTAATACATCCTTCATACATGAGTTTGGAAAACAAAATGCAATTCTTGCAGCTGCCCCTAAATACTTTCTCATTTTAGGGGATAGTTCTTTATCATCTCCATTTATTATATTTACTATTTTTAATAAGTTATTAGTTTGCTTTCTTGATATACTTGATATTTCATAAGCAGTCATATCAGAAGTAATCTTAAATTCATTGTAACAAAGACTTTGTATCATATCTGGATTAGATAAATCTATGTCTATTAATCTATCTTTATGAGTTAATGCTTTTATATCATCTGCTAACTCTGTATTTTTTATGAAATCAATTACTATTAATCCTTCATTATTATCTATAATATTCTTACACATATTAACACTATAAGTTGATTTACCACTTCTTGATGCTCCTAATATTGCTAGTGGTAATGATTGTAGGTTTATATCATCACTCAGAAAAGCTTCTTGGTAAGTTTCTTTACATTTATTTATACCTAAGCTAATAATACCTTTTGTTAATTCCTTTGGTACTGGATTTTCTTTAGTTTCTTTATGAGTTATGTTTTTATATTGATCTATTAATTCTGCCCCTGGTAAAGAGATAAAATTTGAACACTCTTCTGTACTAGTAGAATTTATTTTAACATTGTTAATTATATATCTATTTATATTTATATCTTTTTTTATTTTTGCATAAATTAATTCATTGTCTCCGTCAATTTTAGAAAAACTATTATAAATAGACTGACATAATTGATTTTCTCTTGATTTTTCCTCTGAATGAGCTAAAATTAGAGTCTGATTTTTAAGTATTTCCTTTTGAAGCTTTCTTTGGGTGCTAGAAGAAGTTTCTTTTTCAAAAGGATAAAGTATAAGCTGATTATTTTGCCCTACGCTTAAAAGGCAATTTAAAAGGGCGTTTATCAAGTCCATTAAAAATTTTAGTGTTATTTTTGAATAATCCAATAAATTTTTAGATTTCTTTAAGTTTTCTCCGTTTTTATATCTTTGTATAGTTTCACTACTCTTCTTTTTAAAGTAATTACTTTCTTTTTCTGACACAGGAATAAAATTATATAGTACTCCTATAAATTCATTTTCTTGTAAAATTTCTAATGTAGATAAATTGGCTGATAATAAATCATTATTTCTTCTATCGGTTTCCAAAGATAATGCATCATCAAATTTGTAATATAATTGGTATTTACTACATGAATTAATATCTACTGGAATTGCATCTACAATTTTTATATCTACATTTTTCCATGTATCGGAAAATTTACTTTTAAATTGATTCTGAAATATTTTAGGAATAATAAAATAAAAAGATATGTTTTCTTTAGATATGTGTATATAGTAAGAAGCTTTTAATCTAGTTTCTATTATTAGCTTTTTATTTTCTTTATAGATAAGTTTATTAGTGCTTCTATACATACTATTAATAAGATGTGCTATTCCTATAGTTGTATTATTTCTACTGCTTTTAGTTGGAATTAATTTAAATGTTACATATTCTTGTCTTTTGATTAAATAATAATCACTTAATTTCATAGTAGACACTCTCCTAATATTGACAATACAAGATATACCCCTATAGCTATAGTTGGACCATGCTTACATTTATCTAAACCATAGGCATATAATATAAAACTTACTAATCCACTGATTAAGCATAAGTTATATGAACATCCAAGCACACTAAATATTATTTTAGATTTCATAATATCACCTCCTAGAAATTAATCTTACTAAACATATTAAATAATGAAGGATATAGTTTAATTAATACATAAGTTAATAGATACTGCATTCCTGATGTTGTTGCCTCTTTAAAGCTTCCTCCAGCAATCATAGTAGATATTATCTCCTTCAGCCCTAGACCTAAAAATGAATACTTAGCTAATACTAACAACATATCTATTATTTGTTTAGCTGAATTATTTAAACTCACTTCAAAACTTTCTGCATAAATTATATTATTATTTTTCATTAGCAAAGCTACTAATAATACTAATCTTGAATATACAACTTTATTTCTTTTGATATGATCTAAGAACTTTTCTATCATATTCAAGTCCTCTTCTTCTAAATGTAAAAATTCCGAAATGGAATAAGTTTTAATCATAATAACACCTCACAATATATTTATAAAACTTACTCAAAAGCTAGAAAAATCATCTAGCTTTTCTCTTGTTTAATAAATCCTCTATAGCTTCATCAAGCAATTTACTAAGTGGTATTTTACTTTCTTTTGAATATTCCCTTAGTCTTCTAAGTAATTCTTTATCTATTGCACTACCTATTCTTTCTCTATTTTTTAACATAATAATCACCTCAATATAATTATAGCAGTGATATTACATTATTGCAAGTAGTATCACTTTATGATATAATATAAATATAGTAACAAATCTAATTAACGAGGTGGTTTTATTGAATATTCCGTATGTTTTTAAAAAGTGTAACAAATGTAATAAATGGTTAGTTGCTAATAGTTTTAATTTCTATAAAGATAAATATAAGAAAATCGGACTATCAAGCATTTGCAAGGAATGTAAAAAAGAATATAATACTAAAAATAAAGAAAAAATTAGAGAATATAATAAATCGTATCGCCAAGAGAATAAAGAATATTTTAATGAATATTATAAAAACTATAATAAAGAATATAGAAAAAATAATTCTGAGCTTGTAAAAGAAATCGATAAAAATAGATACAATAAAAGGAAAGATTATTTCAAAGAATATTATGTTAATAATAAAAATGATATTTTAGAATATAGCCATAAATATTACTTTAAAAATAGAAATTCTATAATAGAAAAAACAAAGCTATATAGACTTTCTCCTAAAGGTAAAGCTAAATTCTTTAATTTGCATCATAATAAAAAAATAAAACAATCTGAAATATCAAAAGGTATAACAGAAGAACAATGGATTGAAATAATGCAATATTTTAATTTTCAATGTGCTTATAGTGGCATTCATTTATCAGATGATATTCAAAGTTTAGATCATATAATCCCCTTATCAAAAGGTGGAGTTAATGAAATATGGAATTTAGTACCAATGCTAAAAGATTATAATAGTAAAAAACATAATAAAGATATGCTTCAATGGTATCAACAACAATCATTCTTTAGTAAAGAAAGATTAGAAAAAATATATAAGTGGCAAGAATATGCATATGAAAAATGGAAATAATATTCTTAATCTTTTATTTTATCGGAGGTAAGTGAATTGTTTAAGGCTGGCATTTATTTTGGGTTGGCTGCATTATGTGAATTATTAAGACATCTTATATAATAAAAAGCCCAGGATACTCTTTCCTTGGCTTTTTCTTTTGTTTAATCTTCTTTATTTATTTCTTTTAGCATTTCTTTCCTTAGAACTTGTTTTATATAGTTGCTTTTGCCATACACTTCAAATTTACGTTGGAGCCAATCTAAGAGCATCTTATCATCTAGTGTTTGTGTTTTGAAGCTTATATTGATTATAGTTGGTTTTTCTTTTGCCATAATCTCACCTCACTAATTTTTATTCAATTATTACCTAAAAAATGTATAATAATTATATTATTTATTTTTTCTTGAAATCCTCTATTTATTTTCTTTGTATAAATATATGTAAATTTTATATAAGTGTTACATAAAATTAGTAAAAAAATATTTAAAATTTATATAAATTTATGTAATTTTTATTTAATCACTGCATATATATTACTATAAAAGAAAAAGGGGGAATTAAATAATGAATAAGAATTATATTGTTAGTTGGTTTGATAGAGAAGGAAATGAATGGTTGAGTGACTGGTGTAAATTCGCTGAAGCTAAAAAGTTATTTGATGAAATAAGCGGTGGAGATGAAAACAAAGTAGATTCTTCTCAAGTAAGATGTGAATTATATTCTGATGCATCCGGAAAGGTTCTAATGGGATATGACAATATAGAAAATAAATATTATAGTTGTTAATAAAGGAAAGGCTAGGGATTTACTTCTCTAGTCTTTTTATGTCGAACGATTATTGGAATATTTTTTAAAATATAGTTGACGGCTTTTTCCTTAAGGACTACCATTATAGTATAAATAGTAAAGGAGGTGATAAAGATGAAAGATGAAGAAAAAAAGATAACAGTTAGAGTTAGTCCTGAACTTTATAAAAAGTTTAAGATAAAACTTTTAGAAAATGAACGGACGATGAAAGAAGTTGTAACAGAATTCATAATTAAATATGTTGATGAAAGCAAATAAAAAGATACCCTACCGCCCTAGGAAAGCATAGGATATCTTAAACAAATGGAGACTTAATCAAAATCTCTATTTACATTATAACAGTCTCCAAGATAAAAAACAATTGGAGGTTTAGAGTATGAAAGATTTAATACCAGTGAAATTTAATGAGGAAGTAGTTATAACTACTAAAATGTTAGCTGAAGTATATGAATGTGAAGAAGCAAATATAAGTAATAATTTTAAACGCAACGAAGACAAATTTATTGAAGGTAAACACTATTACAAGTTACAAGGTAAGGAACTAAAAGAATTTAAGACGAATCATCTAAATGATGACCCGTCAATGTTGAGAATAAATTGTTTATATTTGTGGACTAAAAGAGGTGCTAGTAGACATTGTAAAATGTTAGGAACTGATAAAGCATGGGAAATGTTTGATACATTAGAAGAAAATTATTTTAATCCAAAACCACAATTAACAAAGCACGACCAAGCAATATTAAATATAATCAATTCAAGAACAGACCTAGAAAAAGCACTAGCAATCAAAGATTTTGAAAAAGTAGTAACTGAACCACTACACGATGAAATAAAAGTATTAAAACCTAAAGCACATTATACAGATATAATTTTACAAAATAAAGGATTAATCAAAGTAACATCAATAGCAAAAGATTATGGAATGTCTGCTCAAGAGTTCAATAAATTACTTTGTGATTTTAAAATACAATATAGATTAGGTAATCAATGGTTTTTATATAAAAAATATCAAAATAAGGGATATACTCATTCTGAAACAGTAAATTACAAACATAAAGACGGAAGAGATGATGTGAGTATTATTACTAAATGGACTCAAAAGGGAAGATTATTTTTATATGAATTTTTAAAAGAAAAAGATATTTTACCTATAATAGAAAAGGATTTAGACTTAATAAGATAAATAGGATTAATATAATAAAGTAGGCTACTCTTTTGAGTAGTCTATGGGGAGGGAATAGTATGACTAGTGGAATATATAGAATATATTGTAAAAGTGAAGATAAAAGCTATATAGGAAAATCAATCAATATTGAAGAACGTTGGAAAAACCATTTAAATGGATTAAAGAAAGGTAAACATCATAATAAGAAACTTCAAAAGGTTTTTAATAAATATGGAAAAGATGATTTTGAGTTCTCTATATTAAAAGAAGTTAATGATTATTATGAAATAACTTTTTATGAAAGCTACTATGCTGAAAAGTTCAATGCTTTCAATAATGGATATAATATAGCTAAACTATTTAAATCTCAAGATATAAAATATATATCAGATAATTTAGAGGATTTATCTAAAGAATGGTTATCTATTTTAAAAGAAAATTCTAAAAGAATAGGCAAAGAAAGATGGAATGTAAATATAAAAGTCCAAGATTTAAGTAAAAAATTGAATTTATCAAAAGATAAAACAATAATATTTATAAATTTTTTTAAAGACAAAGAATATAAGTGCAGAATTCTTCTAGGTGATATTATAAATATAAACTATTTCAGTAAAGAATATCTAGATAAGACTTATTCAGAATTTCATATTTAATGTAGATAAAGAGGAAATTGTCAAATAAAATAGAATTCTAAAATATAAATTATTAAGGGGGATGTTATTTATGAATAAAAAATTAATAAGCATTTTAACATCATGTATATTAGCAGTAAGTATGGTAGGTTGTAGTGATAATATAAATAAGAATAAAGCTGAAAGCTCTATAAAAGAAGAAAAACATATGACTGAAAAAGATAGAATTGCCACTTTAAAAGGATTAGAAGGAAATGAATTAACAGAAGCATATAGAAAGTTATTAACAGAGGATGAGATTAATTTTTTAAATAACCACGACTGGAAAATAGAAGAAGAAGCTAAATATTATCAAGATGGTGTAAATTTAAAAATACCTGAAAATTATAGTGGAAATGAAGTAGAAGCTGAAAAATATATAGCTAAACAACTTGATAGTATAGAAAAAACTTATCTAGATGATGAAATTTCTCCAAGTTTTGAATTTACATGGACTAATAATACAGGAAATGATATAAATTATTTAGAAATAGATTTTAAAGAGTATGATAAAAACAATACTTGTATACCATGGAATGGTGTTGAGCAAAATATATCAGCTGGAGAAACTAGAAAAATAACATTGTACCTAAAAGAAAAAAGTACAGAAAGAATAGAGATAACAGGAGTTAAAATATACCATGTACCAACAAATAATACATCTGAAATATATGATGGATGTATACCTGGTATGTGGTACAAATTAGATAAATAATAAATAAAGCTGGTAAGGAAATTAATCCCTACCAGCCTTTTTATTATACTTTCTTTACATATTTATCAGATGCAGTTATGTATAAACCTGATTCTAAGCGATACATAGGAGTATTTCCATTTTTAGCATCTACTGTATCTATTACTTGTAGATGTTGCCCCTTCTTAACTGTTGTAACTGGATCTGCATCCCAATCTGCTACTTTTCTTATATTAAGTTTATCAAGTGTTACTATTTCAAATTTTGTTGCCTTAGTTTGTTCTTTCTTAGATTTTGTTGCTATTTTACTATTACCTTTACCATTAGTGCAGTTTCTTATATCCTTTTCTTTTAATTTGCCATGAAGATAATTATAACAATCCAATTTAAATTGTTTCCATTTATCAGAATGATTTACAAAATATCTAGGGCATATCTTTCTAGTTACATCATAATGTCTTATAAAATCTTCTCTTGGATCTAATCCATAATATTGTGCAAGCCATGCTCCTAATTTAACCATACTTACATACTCTTCATCTGTATAATGGTCATCGTTTCCAGTTGTTGCACATTCAATTCCTATACTATAATAATTTGCTGCATTAGTGGTCCATGCTATTCTTTTCATAGGTATATATGTATATATAGTTCCATCTAAGTCCATTACAAAGTGTGAACTTGCATATCTATTACCTTGTTCTCCTCTATTGATACTGTTAAACCAATTATTAATCGTATTAATTCCTTTTACATCATGTGCGCCTGTATAATGCCATGCTATTTTAGTTGTTCTACTTCTAGTACCTCCTACTATACGTTTACTCATAGTAGATGGTGTTTTATTTATCATTTTTGGTTTTGATACTGCCATTATTTATCACCTTCTTGGTTTTCAATTAAATTTTTAAAAGCTTGATGAAGTCCTACAGAACTTAAACCACTCAACATCCCTCCTAGTAATATATTTACATTAAAATAGCCTGCTATAAAGTAGTTTAAAACCACTCCTATGCAGGCCATGATTAATGGGATATATTTATTAGGTATAAAATCTAAACTTGTTTTTATTACATATCCAATACAACAACATACTAATATTACTGCAACTACTAAATAATTACTTATAACACTTAAATCTAACATTTATCTCTCTCCTTTATTTTCTAATTCCTTTATTTTTTCTTCAACAACACTCATTCTACTTATAAGATTATTATGACGATCTACCCTGTTTGATAAAATTTGTATATCTTCTTTTAAATCTTTTATTTTCTCATTAATTACCGCTGTATTTTTATTATTAGAAAAATATGAACCAGCCAATGTTCCTATTAATGCTAGTATTGCAACAATTATTTCTGTGCTCATAGACAACACCTCTATTCTTAACTATGTTTTACTCTATCCTTGAGTTCATTCAATTTTGCATCGTTCCAAGTCGTTGTATCACCTACCAAATAGCCTGTAATTCTGCGAATTCTTTTAAATGGAATTGGAACTACCTCATATTTCAAATCAACATAATCGCCATCCAATTTTACAATTAAACTTTTTATTTGTTGCCCTGGATTTTTCTTTTGAACATAATCTATATATGCTTGTTTCTCCTTTTCATCTAATTCTACTGTACATCCTTGTTCATTCCAGCAATGAAAATCCATAATATCACCCCTTTTTTACATTAAAAAAGGACCTAAAATTAATTAAATCCTTTAACTTTCTATATTGATTTATAAAGTACAATTATCCCTATTATAGACAGAATACCTATTAATATGCCTATTAAACATAATACTAATGCTATATATAATAAAGCCATGCCAACACTCCTTTTTATTTAGAGTATTAACATGACTTCATTTTTATAAACATTTTTCTTACGCAATTGATTCAAATTATGTAATTCGCAATATTTTTAAATTGCGAAACAACTGGGTATTAAAAAAGACTAGAAATTAATCTAGCCTAACTTGAATAACTCTTTTATAATTGGTATCTTTTTTAATATAAAAACTATAACTAATGAAATTAATAATATCACAAATGTATAAATTATATTAATTATAAAGTTACTACTTATGCTAATACTTATATAGTAAGGACTTATAATCCTATTAATCATACAATGCAATAGATAAATACCTAATGTATTACTTGAGATAATAGTCAAAAACTTAGTATGTTTTATATTATTTTCTAACTTAGAACAAAAAATAAATATACTTGTTGATGTTAATAATGTCATTATAGTATTATATCCATACCAAGCGATATCACATAAATTGTTCATATTTTTGGATATTAATATACCATATCCAAATAAAATTAAGCAACTTACTGAACTTATTAATAATAATTTAACATTAGTTATTTTTATATCATTATTTTTTATTTTTTCAAATAAAATACCACCCAATATAAAATAAACTATTGAGTATGAATAAAATCCTTTAAATGGATTAAATTTATCACATATTGTATTTAATAGTCCATCATATACAATATGACCTGATAATATAATTTGAATTATATTTAATATCATATCTAAAATTACTATTCCAAAAGTAAAAATTGCAATAATTATCAATAAATAATTTAATATTTTTTTATTATTATCATATAGGAATTTTATTATAGGAAATAGTATATAGATACAGGTTAATGTCTGTAAAAACCATAATAAATTAAGTCTTCCTTCTTTCCACGTTATAAGACTTTTTATAAATGTTATTATAGTGTAACTATCTTTCATGATTACACCATAAACTGATAATAATATAATTCCCCAAATAAATGTTAATATAAATAATCGCACAGTCTTTTTAATATGCTTTTTCAAATCATATTCTTTATTTAAAAGCAAAGCTCCATTTACCATAAAAAATAATGGCACACAAGGAGATAATATTGTCTTTATAAAATAATTAAAGTATATAAAACTAGAACTATTTTCTACAATATTATAATTCAAATTTGCAACATGATAAAAACATACAAGATAAATTGCAATCACCTTTATTAAATCTAAATAATTATACCTTTTACTACTTATTAAATTCATCATAATACCCCCTTAAAAGGTATTATAACTTATATTTCCATAATTTTCATCATCTAAATTCTACATATAACTTAGACTACATAATGAAGCATCTATAGATGTTGCCTTATTTATCCATAAATAACAAGTATCAGATGGTGAAGTAAATTTATATGTACATTTCTTGTAAGTAATACTGCTAACTTCGACTTGTTCTGATGATACGGTAGTTACATTAATAGATGAATGTGTTGAAAAATCACTTGTTTTATTTGTCATTAAACCTCTGCTATCTGGATAATTACTTAAAATATATGTGGTTACTGTATAAGTTTTATTTGGAACTAATTGTATATATTGTGAATGTTGCATGTTACTCTTTTCGTTAGTACTTCCCCAATTATCTATTATTCCACCATCACTAAATGTATATTGAGATAAATCGACAATTGTTGTACCTTTAACTGTTATTTTTATGTCTTTTGATATATCAGTATTAGGAATTGTAGCTGTTACAGTGGATACCCCTGATTTAGCACCTGTTATAGTACAACTCATACCATTTTGTGTTATAGTACAGTTATCATTGTTTACTGCATAGTTTATAGTTGTTATAGAAGCATCTTCAGGAACTACTGTTGCTGTAATAGTTTTTGAATCATTAACTGCTATAGTTATAGAATCATTTTCAAATACTAAAGCAGTCCCTATTTTTACATTGATAGTAGTCGTAACATTTATACCTAAAATATGAACTCTTCCATTCCAAATTAATTGTCCACCATTTTCTAATATTGATTTTTTACTATCATTAAATCTCTCCCATTTTACCCAATGCTCTGTCCTAGTTCCGTCACTCCAATTTAAATAACAATAACTAGGCATACCTTTTATAATACCTGTATTTCTATCTAATGTATAAGCATTTGTAGTTTCTTCAAAGGTAATTGGTGTTTGGTTTACAAAAGTTACATCTTTATCGCTTATACTGGTTGCTTTTTTATATATCTTCATATAATCGACTAAAAATTCAACATCTTCTACTGATGAGTCATGTGCTCCTCCCCAATATGACCCACTTTGGCATCTATACGCTGTTAAGAAAAACATCATCGGATATTGTGGAGTATTAATATTTGTATGACTATCTATCTCTTTTCCATCTACAAACCATTTTAATATTCCATCTTCCCATAGAAAACCTATTGTATGAAAATCTGTAGAGAAATCAACATTACAAGAAGTATTATTATTCTTTAATTCAGTGCAATTAGTATCTTTATTAGGGTATAAATTGTGCGGTAATACTGTTGTATTATTTCCTAATATTTCTGTTATATCAAATTCTGCGGTTTGATTCAATGTATCTTGCACTCCCGCAGTCCACCATGCTGTATGAGAACCTCCACATTTAAAAACTTTCATTCTACATTCATAATACCCTTCTTGTCCAATTATGCCGAAAAATGGTCTTACATCATGGTTAAGGTAATCTGGCATATGTAATCCATTTTTTTGGGCAGACTGTACAGAACTTACCGCTAAATTTTTAGAGCTTGTTCGTATTCCCATGTCTTTTTTTATTCTTATATGTAAAATACTATTCTCTACATATACATCGCTGTATGATTCATATGCATCTTCTACTCTACTTATCATATAATCATCTATCCAGTAATTTCTATCTATATCTGTCCCATCAAAATCTTCGTTGAATACTAATCTATATTGTTCACCTTCAACTTCTTTATATATAGGTTTTATTAAAAATCCGTTATTTGAACTATTATTACCGCTTATATTACCTATATTGGTAGCCATAGTTTGAAATGTATCTGTAGCTAATGTATTTACACCTTTGTCAGTAATAGCATTAGCTACTAATGTTTTCCCATTACTGACATCTTGAAAAAGTTCTGTTATAGCACCTTTTATAGTCTTATCTGTTGTAGGTAGTTCTATATCACTGCCATCTTCATTCTTTCCTATTTCTTTCGCAATTTCTTTATATTGCGTATTAAGTACTTTACCTTGTGCAGCACTCAAAGCAGCAGTAGTTGAGTCACTTTCTAGATTATTTACAACTTCTATTGTACTTCCACCTGCAGGTAATTCAGTTCCACTATCTAATTTTGTTCCATCCTCTTTTGCTAAGTATATTTTTCCACCTTCTACTATAGATTTAGCAGGCATTTTATTATTAAGTTCTTTACCTTGCTTTGCGCTTAAAGCAGATGTTGAACTATCACTATTTAAATTATCTACTATTGCTACCGAACCTGTTCCACCTGAATTTTGATGTGCTGCCTCTATACCATTTTCCATATTGTTTAACGCTTCTTTTGTAATTCTGTCTCCACTTTTCCATACTTTTTTATTATAAGACATTTTATCCCTCCTTATAAAAAAGAGGACCTATGAAGATCCTCTTAAATGATAATAAAAAAGAGAAGATTAATTTTCTATTAAATCTTCTCTGCCTTCTGCTACTAATATAATGTCTATTTGTTCTTTATATTTGCTAAACTTACTCATAACCTTTGCATAACTAAGGTTACCTTTCATTATTTGTAATGCTAAATATCCAGCCATTCTTATTCACCTCCTTCTTCTCCAAATAATAAAACATTCAATGCAGTTTGAGTTAGTTCTAATTCTGATTTTAATTCTTCAACTTCCTTTTTTAGTTTTCCATTTTCTTCTTTTTCCTTATTTATTTCTATCAATGATTTTTCATGAAATATTTTCATTACTCATAGGCACCTCCAAATCCGTATATAGCAACTTCTCCATCATATCCTTGATTCTTTGTGACTGTTATTCTTATTTTGATTCCCCATTTGGAAGCAGTTTTGCTTGTATTAGTAAATAAATGAGGTCTATTAAGTACTACCATAGTAGTTGCATCTTCCCATTTAGGATTAGGGTCAAATCCATTGTTACATACTTCTACTTTTCCAACTCCTCCAGTTGTGGTCCATTGAGGGGATACTAATATCTTTGTTGCTTTTGCATCTGTTTCTATTGCATTTTTCATAACTATTTGTAGTTTTGTTATTTTTCTGGAAAATGTAATAGTCTTTGAACTACTTCCACCAAGAGCATCACTTGCTATTATTTCTACTGTATTTGTATTAGATCCACAAGTAAGCCAGAACGTATCAGTTATTCCTACTGTATAGTTTGTATTTGTAGTTGCACTAAATTGGTTTATTACTTCACCATTCAATTTTTCAGTTACAGTTATTGCATCTCCTTCATTATCTTTAACTGAATAAGTAATACTAGGTTTAGTTGTTAACTCTCCTAAGTCTGCTTGCCCTGTATAAGTTATAAATGGTGCTGAATTAGTCTTTACAAATGTATATCTTCTATATGTAGTAGCTTGCCCATCTGTTACTTCTATTTCTATGGTATTGGTAGTATTCATGCTAAGAGAAACAAATAATTCATCTGTTATTGAACACAATAAAGTTGATCCTTGAGTTGGATTTTTTATTGTTCTTATAACAGTTCCGTTTAATTTTTCTTTTACTGTTAATTCTTGCCCGGCATCTGTATCTGATACAGAATAAGTTATATTAAATGAACTTGTTTTATTTCCTAAGTTTTTATCTTCTCCACTTATAATAGGAACATTATTATCAACAATTAATACAGGCCAGTAATATAGATTTTGCCCTGCAGAATTTGCAGGAAATGAACCGTTATCTATTACATAGTCAAATTTAAGAGTTACTGTTCTAACTTCATCTCTATCCATACCAGTTTTATAAAAGAAATCTGATGTAGTTACATCAAAGTCAAAAGCTCCTATTTTAAGCATTTTTGCTAAAACAGTTTTAGGTAAATTTATCCAGTCATTCGCTGAAATTAAAGCTATTCTATATAAAATACCACCTAAAGTGACCTTTTTACATTGACCCAACATATTATTTGGAGTCATACCATGAAGTGGTGATGCTACAGAAATATACGCTTTTGTCCCGTTTAAATTAGCTTCAATCCACTGCCAATCATAATTACCAGTTGAATCATCAACAAAAGTAAAATTTGTGTTTGTTGCACATTCAATTATTTGTGATTGTTCATATTTTACCCCGTTAATTTGCAATGTCCCAATTTTTTTTATATCACCTACTGCCATTCAATCACTCCCTTTCTAATAATAGATTTTCCCTAAAATTGGACTATAAATCCCATCAACAATATTAATATCATCAAGAGTTGTTAAATCTTCTAAGAAATTGTTATGTGGCATATTATTTATAAGATTGTCTTCTAATACTTTTACTTTTGTTTGCATATTTTTTACAGCTGTCTCCATTGCAATCATTTCACTATGTGCTGATTCTATGCCATCTTCCATATGATTCATAAGTCTAGCACAATACAAAGTACCAACTTGTAATACTTCTCCTGTATCAACATCTTCTATATGGTCTATCCATTCATTCTTTGTATATATACTCATTTTTTACACCTCCGTAAATTCATGCTTAAATGCTATATACAATGCCTTATCAGTAGTTCTTTCATAGACTTTCTTGTCTTGTGCTACTATATCCCCATCTTTATCTATTACTCTTATATTTGTAATTTTTCCTTTGTAATTCTCATCAAAGAATACATAAGCACAAGCAGTATTTCCTATTACTTTTTTAGAAAAAAAATCTATTTCTTTTTCTTCTCCATCAAGTGTATATTTAACATTTTTCAGTTTGCTAATATAATAATTTGCTAATTTATTAAGTGCCTTATCTGTAAGAGTTCTCAAGTTTATCACCTCCTAATGTGATATAGCGTTATTGCTGACATTTAATGTTATACTCTTTGAAACACCGCTCTTAGAAGTTGCTGTGATAGTAGCTGAACCACTTGAACTAGCTGCAACACAAAATCCACTATGAACAGTAATAACACTTTCATTATTTGATTTCCAGCTTAAAGCTTTGTTGATACAGTTATCATTAAACGTTGCTCTAACTACGCAATTATTTTCATTGAAATCTGTTGCTTGAATTGTGAAATCGCTACTATTAAGTACTACATTTTCTGTACTTAAAGGATAATATTTAACCCAGTCAACATATTGTGTTATTTCAGTTGTATCACTATCAGGAGTACCACCACTAGCTCCTATCGCTTGGTTAAGTAAAATATAATGTGGTATATGGAAGGCTCTATTATCAGTAGCATTTGTTCTTGATAATTCATTTCCATCAATAGAGAAAATTAATGTACCATCCGTTTTCCATTCCATTGCAAATATATGCCAATCACCAGTTGTATAATTATCATACCATACACGACCACTTTCTTCCCTTTGATTGAAGAATGTTCCGCAAGTTAATTTTTTATTATAAAATTCAACTATATCAAATTCTCCACAATACGCCCACCATTCGCCCAAAGTATCCGGGCTACCATTTTCTTTATATCCAAATTCAAAACTATCTCCTAAAGTCCAAAATGCTCCAAATGCTCCATTTAAGTTGCATAATTTAACACGTGCCTCTATTTTCCCATACATGAATGCAAAATGACCTTTTGATATAATAGAAGATGAAGTCCAATTCCCACTACTATCTTTTAAACCCCTTAAAGCTAATACACCATCGTTGACTTCAGCGTTTGTATTTGTATATCTTTGAGTTTCATTATTTCTTACATATCCTAATTCATATCCCCATTTATTTGAATCTATTGTGTTACTTGAAAAATCGTCTATAACGTAAGCTCCATCGCTATCTAGCAAAGCACTTGTACTAGAAGATGATTTAGTCAATATTCCAGTTACTTGTGTACCGCCACTTGTACCACATATTCTAATATATGAAGCACCAGCTGGCACATTAATTGTTGTTGATAAAGACCCAACTGACCAGTCTGATGTATTATTTTCTATATATCCTCCTGAGTCATTGCCTAGATAAGTTGGTTTGAAGT